ATCCGGACGGAATACAGTTGATCGACTCCACGGTCGACTCCCAGCAAGGGTGCCAGGAAGTCATCATCGCTAGGAACAGGATTTACTCGCACCCGCAGAACGTGTTCGTCGGGTGGTACACGACCAACCTCGTAGTGGCGAACAACGTGATGGACAATGAGGCTGGAGTGGTCTCTGGAGTTGACCTAGATTCAGCGACCACGAAGCACGTCGTCCTGATGAGTGGAACGAACCTGCTCGTAGCAAACAACACGTTTGGACGGTGCGGAAACTCTGGCGTGTATCTGGTTTGGGAAGCGGACAAGTGGGCCTCGGCGCGTGTCCTGAATAACGTCACGGATGGGGTGTTCGGTGGCGGGCTTGCAGTCTACGCTATGTCCACGACCAACATCGTCGAGCTGGACTACAACCTATACGGGACAAACAACTCTTACGCCGTGCGGGTCGGGGCTTCATACTACACGACGGCGGCAACCGCTCGCGCAGCGACCGCGTACGAGGACCACGGGATCGACGGAAATCCTCTGCTGTCGAGCTACGTCCCGCAGGCAGGAAGCCCGGCGCTCAACGCTGGCACCACGCTTTCCGAGTTCTCCGACGACTACACCGGAGCAACCCGCGCAGCCCCTTGGGACATCGGAGCCTACGAGTTGATTCACCCAACCGCGTCCGCCGGCACCGTGACGGTTGGAAGCCTCATCATAGCCCCATGAAACTCCTATCCACGCTCGCCCTGCTACTTCCGCTGTCGTCCACGGCCGCGTCGCTGCTGATCCTCACGGAGCCGACGACCCGCGGATTACTTGGCGCCGATCTTGACAAGCTAACTGCGCAACAACGGGCCGAAGGCTGGACTGTGGCTATTCGCGAGGCGCCCTATCGTTGGGGTGGAAATTATGTAACGAATGATTGGGTGTTATTGAACTGGATGTCCAATCAAGTCGCCCGGGCGAATCCTTCGGCCGTGCAAATTATCGGCCATCTTCCGCCACTGATGACCGGCGGCCAAAATATCGACGGCCATGAAGTCCGTCGGGCCTGCACGTATATGTGGCTTGGTTGCACGAATTTGGCGTTCACTGATACGATCAACTGGACGAATATGGTGGGCACCGTTCAAGGCTCGCCGTCTGTGATAGCCACAAATATTCCAGGCGATGGCATCCCTGACCAGCTTTATGGAACGTATGCACGGTCGGTGGCTGTTTTGGATGCGGCTAATTTGACCTCAACCGCGGGCAACTTCGCCAGTGGTTATCTCGCCGGCCAGCCGTATCAGCCGGCGATCGACGAAGTGTATTGGCTAAAATGCTACATTACAAACAATCTTCTGTATAGGCAATCTCAGCTGCCGCTGTCGACTAATGGCTATATTCGCACCGACGCATGGCTAAACTCGGCAACTATCATTGCTACCAACACGGCCGTAACATGGACGGGCGGTGGGACGAACATTCCAGGCACGACGAATAAATGGCTGCATTCCAATAACGAACTTCGATTGTTCTGTCCGGAGCTGGTGGATGACGCTGGTAATTGGTCATTCCATTTCTTTGTTAATTCGTACAAGTCCTACACGTTTGAAGACGCCAACGGGCAGGGCTGCTATCGGCGCCTCCTCTTCCCGGGCTTTGCGCCGCGGCCGATTGCGTTGAACTCGGGCTGGGGACAGGGATTTTCAGCGCTGCAGTTCTTCTATATGGGAAAATCCACTGACACGACGGTTGCCGATATTATCGCATCTTCGGCCGCCAGATATGGCGCACTACCTTTCGAGTTTGTACTCGAAGGCGATGTTACTCTCCCTGTGAAGAATTCATCTGTCCTTCCTAAACCCATAACCGCAACCATTGGAACCCTGACAGTACAATGAAGACACTGCTCACACTCGCGGCCCTTGTTATTTTCACCGGCTGCACCACGCGGAAGATCACAATTGGCACGGCGACCTACACCTCAACGAGATTTGGAAATAAGGAAACCATCGGAGCGATTGAGTATCGCCACGGCGAGGACGTGTTCATTATCAAGTCCTTCTCCTCGGATCAGGTTGAGGCCCTCGGCATCGTGGCAGAATCGGCTGCCCGCGGCGCCGCTCAAGGCCTAAAGTAGGCATGGAAAATGCACGTTAACGATAACGAAACCATCCGCCACATGGTCATCGTTCCAACAGTCAACCATTCGGCCTTCTTCATCCCCAGGAGTTGCCGGACATCCCAACCCAAGATTCATCCACTTGCTTTTATGGGAGACTCCTACGCCCGGCGTGTCGCTTGTCGAATACATACATTGTTCAACGTCTGCAAGTGGGCAATGATTGTCTCACTTCTCATGCTGGCCTACTCGGCCGCCGCGCAAGGAGAGGTAATCGCACTAGGAAAGACGGCCGAACACACGGCCGATCTGCTGATCAAGAAAGACATCGTCTGGATTGCCTTGTTCGTCGCGGCCTCGGCGATCGCCGGGATGGTAATTCTTGGCAAGTTCATGAAAGAGATGCACGTCGAGTTCATGAAACAGCAAGTCGAAGTTACTAAGGCTGTTGTATCGCTGGATGCAAAGGTCGGCGCGCTGAAAGACGCATTGGACAACCGGCCCTGCGCAATGGAGGAGAAAAAGCACCGATGAAAGCCATGAGGTTCTATTTCTCGCGCCGTAGTTCAGCATTCGCCGGGTTGCTGCTGTACGTCATGATCGACATGCTCCAGAATCTCCAGCAATGGGTTCTTGAACGCCAAGATTGGTCGATCCTCACGGCGAGAGATTTCTGGATTCTTGGAAATGGCATGGTGCTATCTGCCCTCCTTCTGATCAAGTCTCATATCTCCCCCTCGTGGCATAAGCCGAATCCGACCACCCCACAAAATGCAAACCCGCAATGACGCTTTCATCTCGGCGCTGCAGTTCGGCACCGGGCAATACGTTCAGCCGCAGTTTAACACGGCCGTAATTCCGGCGTTCTCTTATGCGCACGCTTATACCGTCTCAGCTATCATCGCCGAATATCCGCTGGCGAATACCGACGCGGTATCTATTCGCCTTCCGCTGCCCGCGACCGTGGAGGATAATGAGACTTATGCTCTTTGCGCGCGGTACACGGAGAATTCTACGACTTTCCGTTATGTCCTCTATAAGCCGGCTTGGCATGGCGGCATCCTCTTTCCCGCCTATACCGGCCAAAAGCTTGGGGCCGCTGCTGTATTGGAAATTTGGTCTCTGGATGATCTCTCTCCAGCAGTGGCTGATGAAGATATTGAACTCACGGTCGGGCCGCTAGTCTTCCAATCCCCGGGCCAGATCGCGACGTGCGGGCAGATTCAGGGTGAAACTACGACTTTAACCGCGACGGTGATTTGAGTTATGGCTAAGTATCTTATTACAATCGAAGGCTTTGACCCCAGCGCGCTACCGACAACGCCAACCAACGCCGAGCTTCTGCAGATGGTGCGGGAGTCGCAGTGCGCTTCGGATGTGGGGGAATTAGTGCTGTCGGCCACGGCGCCGGATGTCGTGCTGTATCCGATCTTGAAACGCTTCCGCTGGGTCAAGACGAATCTCGCGCTGGTGCCTACTGGGGAATTCTACTACCACGATGGGTCTTCGTGGGTGATTGAAAAGCCGGCCGTTGGAAGTATCACCGGCGATATGCTGGTCAATGGCACGGTGGGAATCGAGAAGCTCTCGCCAGACGGCGACCCGCTACAGATTATCCGGATCAATGCGGCCGGCACGGCGTTCGAGTATGTCGATATCGTAGATGCAATCCCCGATGCCGGGTTATCCACAGACAAACTCGCGGCCGGATCGGGCGCCGACCTCGCGCTGCTCTCTGGTCTCGGCGGGTCTTGGGCGCCGGTGTCGCTACAGTATTTCTTCGGCCGGATCTATTCAATAGTCTCTGGTGTCACTTCATTCTCCTCGCTGGCCGACAAGATCGTCTTTCTGCGGACTTCGGATAATACGGTTCGCACCATGACGATCAACTATGCCTTCGGCTCGGCGATTGAATCCGCTACCGAGATTACGGGCACTGCTAACGAGGATTATGTCCCTCTAGTGGATTTCACTGACGGGTTGTTCAAGAAGGTTTTGTTGTCCAACCTGTTGCCCAACTCTGGTGTGGTCGCCGGAACCTACGGCTATCCGTCTAGCGTTACCGTTAACGCGAAGGGGCAGATTACATCCATTACGGCCGGAACGCAGGGTCAACGTACTACGGCTACTTTCGAGTCGACACAGCGAACACTCCCAACGGTCGCCGGTTCTGGTGGTGCGCTGACTGTCGCGCATGGACTTAGCGCGGCGCCCGTTGCTTGGGGAATGCGATTGATCTGCAAGACGGCCGATGGCGGATTCTCGCCGGGTGATGTCATTGACTATCGCGATGTGTTGTTTGATACTGGTGCTACCGACTACAACTTTCCTTATCTGCTGACTGTCAGCGCCACGAACATTGTCATTACGTCGCCTGCCATTGCGGCGCGCAAAGTAACGAACAAGACCACTGGCGCTTACCAAACTTTCACGCCGGGATCGTGGGCCGGACTCCTTTGGGCAACCACCTAATCTACAATGCGCATCCAAGACATCATCAACTTTGTCGCCGACCGTACCGGCGAGCGTGATCCGGTTCAGGTTATTAGGGAAATTAACAATGAGCTGAAAATCCTGTGGTATTCGCAGGATGTTGAAGGTTCGCTCGCGGAGTTGGATGTTCTGCCGAACGAACAAAGGATTGTCTCTCTTCCGTGGTATGTATTCGAGGTCAAGGGCGTGAAGCGCATCGTCGGCGAGGCGCAGCGGCTGAACACTCCGCGGGCCGCGTATCACGACTTCACTTATCAGCAGTCAACAATGGAAATCCGCGTGCTCGCGCGGACGCCTTTGTTCGTCTCGCTCGCGAATCCCGGGCCGCTGACTTTTAAGCTACGCAAAGCTGCCGGCGAGTCTTTCACTGTGACGGTCCGCGGGCCGGATTCTTACGGTGTGGATTGCATCGAGGACACTCCGTTCTCGCCGACTGAGAGGGTGCATACAACGACGGGGAGTTACGTGGACGTTACGGCGATCTCGAAATCCGTGCCGACTTCGGCCGACGTGGAAGTCCGCGATATCACCGGCGCCGTTGTGTCAATCATCCCGGCCTCACAGACGGAGGTCTGGTGCATGCGGGCGCAGATTTTTGATAGGAATACGGTCGCCACTACGTTCCCGTGTAATGGCTATACGATTCTATTCAAGAAGTGGCCGATGTTTATTCGCTCGGCGAATGATGTCGTGCAAGATCCGTTGGGCGTGATCCTCCAGCAGGCCGTTACGGCCGCTCGATTGGGCCTGCGGACCGACGATGCCGCGATGAAGCAGACCACGAAATTCGAGGGCAAGACCAAGGAACTCATCGACGCCACGGCGAAGACTTCGCGGGAGGGCTATATGTTGGCGCTGGATTTGAAATCTTCGCCTTGGACTTCTATCTACCCGGGCACGCTGTGAAAATCTCTCAACTAGATTTCTCGGGCGGGATGTCGGCACTCACCGACATTACGAAGCCGCAGGAAGCGACATATCGGTTGGGATTTAATCTTCGATTGAGGAAGAATGCTATCGAGCCGGCCTTCCGCCACAGAAGGGTGGATTCTCCGGTCGGCCTCCATCAAGCGGCGTTCGCAAACGATAATACTCTCGGCCTGATTGTCGCCGGTGGCGTGTACAAGGTAAAGCTCGATCAGGATGTCTGTATTGCGCAGGGCGGAAGTGGTGTGATTTCGCCTACAGTTGACCGCGTGTACCATAAGGCCGTCCCGGCGCCGAGTAATTGGGTTGTAAATTCTCAATATCAGCCGACTCTCTCGGTGGCTGAGGAATGTATTGTTTTTCAGGATGGTGTGAATCAGCCTACGTTGGTTTTCTCAGACTTCTCCCATCGGCCGGCGCAGACTTATGACGATTGGACGTATGAAGATCCGGAATATATTCCGATCGGAACGTTCATGGCTTATTCCGGGAGGAAGTTGTTCATTGCAAACGGCGCAAAAATCTACCAGTCCGTTTCGGGTCGGCCGCTGGATTTCGTGCTGAACATTGACAACAATGGAAACAAGCAGGGAACGGCTGACACCACGCATTTGGCAGTGACCGCGGCGAGATTAACGGCGATCGTCCCTTCTCAGACCTCCGGACTCGTAGTGTTTACCCGCTACAACTCCTATTCTCTTGAGCCGGAATACCAGCTCCCAACAATCTTTGGAGAGCCGCAGTATATTCCCTCCGATCTTTTCCCGGTTGGCGCTGTGAATGACCTCGCATTTGCTTTTGTCAATGGCGAGAGCCTGTTCATTTCGCCCGCCGGGATTCAGTCTTTCAACCAAGTTCTGCAAGTTCAGCGGGCCAGTAACAACACACCATACGGCGCGAAGATTGTCGACTATCTAATCCGGCCGATCGAATCCACGGCCACGATTATGGTAGAGGATTACACGTTCATCGCGGTTAACACGGTGTTCGGGCCGGCCGTGTTGGTTCATGACAATGTGTTGAATGCATTTGTCGGGTTCGACCTGACATTGGGCATCGTTAAAGAGTTCGCGACGATTGAAGATGCCGGGCTGACGCGGGTGTTCTACATCACTGCGAATGCGCTATATGAGATTCCGCTGCGTTCCGGCGCGAAAGCCTCGGCCGCCGTGTACTTCAGCGAGAAAGCCGCGGCGGCCGTGTACTTCGGCGAGTTTTCCACCGGCGAGAGTGACAAGCAGCTGAAAATCGCCGATGTGCACCTCGGCTTCAATAACATTCGCTCAACCGGCCAGATTGATGTGCAACTTTGGACGGATAAGTTCCTGTTCGATGATATGCGTCAGGCCAAGCAGCTGAACTACACGGCCGGCGGTGATCTTGATTTGTTGTCCGTCGTGCCCCAGCGGCTGCCAATCGCGGTGGACATGGAATCGGCGACCGTTTCGTTCGATTACTGCAACTCGAAGTTTGGTTATTCCTCAGGTGTAATGGTTACGGTCGGCGCCGATGCGCGATTGGTGTCGGCCGCGTTCATTGCGGAGACCAAGGAGGTCTCTTCCTCGACGCCACAGCTTGAGATCGACAGTCTTGAGACAATTTACTTCTACGGCCGGAGCGTGTACGATGAAGAGTTCAATGGTGACACTTCATACAATCTAACGATCGGCAAGAAGTACGTGCTGTATGCACCTACGATAACGGAGGAATTGGTGAATGGCGCCGGGAAGGTGAAGGCACAAGCCGGCGCGGCTGTGGTATTCACAGCGATGGCCGAGTTCGTGTATTGCGCCGCGACGGCGATCATCTACGACTACGAGAGTTTCCTGAATATCGCAGTGCCGTCGGCGGAGGCTATTTTGTTGCCGTCGCTGGGCGGACTCAATCAGCCATACCCGTTGCAGGCTTTGACATTGAATCTCGGCCTCGATCCGCGGGCCGTGTTGGGGAGTGTTGAACTCGCATCACAGCCCATCGCGCAGAAGTTCTACGCGGCGTGGAAGTCGTATTCGCAGATGCGGGTCGAGTATGACTACGCGAATGTGTTTCTATTCTCAGATGTCACTGCTGATCTGTCAGTAGGTGGCCCGGCGATGTCGTGGCTGGAAGGGCAGATCGCTGCGTATGGTGTAGGTAAATTCAACATTGTGTGCTTCCCGCGGGCGCCATATACCTCACTCGGCGTTCAAGCGACCGACCTGCGCTGGCCGTTTGACACGCTCGGCGTGCAGTTGGTGATCTCCTCCGATACTGCCCAAAACTACGAGCGCCGATTGGTGAATGGCGTGCAATACATCGTTCTCGCCACGAAACTCGGCGCCTTACAGATTGTTCTCTCCGAGAACGTAATTCAAGGCTCATATAAGTCACTCACCGATGCATTCACGATAATTCGTTAGCTGGTATGAATCAAGCTTTATCGTTATCGTTACTCGATGTCGCTAAATTGACGTGGCCGAAGGTTCCCAATAAAGGCTCAGCTACTTTCGCTGAATACTGCAAATTCCTCTACGACCAAAAAGAAGACATATGGACCATCTGCTCAGAGAACGGCTCGGAATTGGAGGGGATGATAGCAGCGAAGAATACGGCGGGAGTATTGTACGTGACCATGTTCGTCACGTTGAAGCAAGGCGTCTTAGAAAAATTCACAAGCCGATTAGAGGCCATCTTCGGGAGTATTACGACGCTGAGCTATCTACGGAGGGGCCGGCCGAAGGTAATTGATTTTCAGAAATTCAAACAAAAGGCATTAAAATGAGCAGCTTAGGCGCAGTTGGTAACGGCCTCGCAAAAGGGGCCATCGCATTCAACGAGTCAAATCTCAGAGCACCGACAGGTGGCGGAGGTGGCGGAAGGATTATTCCTCAGTCAATGCAAAGTGGAGACAATCAAGATCTTGATGGATTGTTTAGCCAGCTCGACAAATACTTCGCGAATCGGGCCGGCGGCATTGACCCGAACAAAGTGAAGACACAGGGCACGCAGGTCAACTACGAGTTCTAATATGTCTGACATTTTTGGCACAGGTAAGGGCCGTGTTGATAACACGGATGAATCCGTGCAGGAAATCCTGCAGGCCATGAATGCCTACTTCCCGGGCGTCATGGATAAAGTGCGTGGACAATATGACCCGCAGGCCCGGGCCGAGGTTGACATCGCGAAGAAATATTCGCCGGAATTGAATCAGTTATCTACCGGCCTGCTGGATACATTCGGCCGCGACGCGAGTAAGATCGGCCGCGAGCTATCGGCCGCTGAGCAACTCGGCGCCGCGCAGACTGAGGCGGATATTCTCAAAGGTCCGGGCAGTGAATCAGTAGCAAGGACACTAGCTCTGCAGAAATCCGTCGATCCGGAATTCTTCAAGAACCGAGAGGCGCTGATGGGCGAGTTGGACAACGCATTCAATGCGATGGGCAATGATCCTAATGCTTTATCGCGAGGGGAACAGGAAGGGATTGCAAGAGGATTGGGAAGGACGAGTTGGGCTGCCGGCTCGCCGATGCAGACGATTTCGAACGCGATGACCTTCGGCGAGAATCAGGCTAAACGGCGCGGGGAATATAATAACTTGATCAACCTACGCTCGGGCGTCACCAATTCGCTGCGGAGTGGAATGGATGCAGGGAACATTGCGACCCGGCGGACAGTGCTGCCGAACTTCGGCCAGCAGAATTACCTAGGCGTGCAGACGCCGGGCGTTGGTAATGCGAATACGCTCGGCGGCGCGTTCATGAATAACATCTTTGCAACTGACCAGAACCGGCAGCAGGTTGATGCGCAGCGGAATCAGGGCGCCGGGATCGGCTCGGGCATCGGTAAGATCGTTGGATCAGTCGCGGCCGGCGCGATGTGCTGGGTGGCGCGAGAAGTCTATGGTGAATCATCGCCGAAGTGGCTGGTATTTAGGGAGTGGTTGTGCAATGAAGCGCCGGGTTGGTTGCGGTGGACGTATGTTAAATACGGCGAGCGCTTTGCGTCGTGGCTCAAAGATAAGCCGGCATGGAAGAACGTCATTCGGCACTTCATGGATAAGGTTGTCAACTCCAAGTAACATATGCCAGACGATTTTGTCAATAATTTCGGGCTTCTTGGTAATGTTATCTTCCGGAAGCGCAACGAGCGGCGCGAGCAGGAGAAGCTTGATAAGGAGTTGGAGAGGGAGTTGGTGAAGATCGCGAGTCAGGCCGGGTATAACAGGGATCAAGCTCGGGAGATCGCCGGCATGCAGCTCGAAGGGGCGAAGGAGCGGCAGCTGATGGAGAATGAGGCTCGTCTGACGGCCGCGAACATGGGAGAAGTGGCAGCGGCGAATCGGCAGAAGTCAGCTAATTCAGATGAATTGGAGCGATTGATCCTGAATAACATGTCCGGCCGCGAGATGGCCGCGATGGGAGATGAGGCTGCAATTCGGCGAGAGAAAGTCCGAGCAGAAGAAGAGAGAACGAGAGATGCCGCGACGTGGGAACGGGAGCGTGGATACAAAGAGCGGATGGCCAAAGCTGCCGAGAGCGAAGCCAATGCCCGGCGTTACAATGCGGCCGCGCAGTGGCTCGAAACGGGTGAGCCGCTCACCGATGCCGACAGGACGATGCTTGGGATTCCAGTACGGCCGAGCACGGGAACTTTGCAGCCTCCTGCAGCCACCGGTCGCACAGCTCCAGCCCGCATTTCCTTGAAGCCGACTAAGCCCGGCGAAACTCCGCGGAATCCTGACAGCGCGGCGCGGCCCATTCCGGTGACGCCGGCGGCGGCGCCGAGTTCCATTGTGCGCTCCAATGATGTTCCCAGTTTAGGGACTCCTCCGGCCACTGAGCTCTCCACCACGAACAATCCAATCGCATGGCGGGATGTTCCTAAGTTTCCTTCCGCGGATCATAGTGAGCGCGCGATTGTTGACCAATATATTCAGCAACTGTTCGGTCGTCCGGCCGTGAAAATCTCGCCGAAGTAAGTCTATGCCTAAGTATCTCGCCCTTTCCCCTGAGCAAGCCGCCGCTGTTAAAGCCGCCGGCGCCGATGCGAATGAGTATGTATTCGATCCAGAATCCGGCGACGCCGTGCATCGGTCTGAACTTCCGCCGACGACTTGGGGTGAAGAAGTCACCAGCGGATTGAAGTCGATCGCGCCCGGCGCGGCCGATGCGTTGCTGGCGCCGGTTGCGCTAGGCGGCTCTGTGGCTGATTTGATCCGGCAGGGTGTTGGGACATACGATCCGAATGATCCGTCGGCGCTGACCAGCCTTGCTCGGAGTGGGAGAAGTGCAGTGGAGGGAATCGTCGGCCAGCCCGATCCGCAGGCCAGTTGGCTAAGTACGGGAATTGGCCGCGGCGCTGGGAATCTATTGGGTACAATGTCGGGTGCAGGAATTGCGCGCAAAGGTCTGAGCAAGCTCGCGGACATCTCAGCCCAGCGCATCGCCGGTGGCCTCGGCGGCGCAATGATGGCCGAGTCGGCGATGGAACGCGAGATGGAGCAGCAGGGTGCCAATCTCGATCCGTTGAAGACGGCCGTGAAAGGCACAGTCTCCGGATTGGGCGGCGGGTATCTTGAGCAGAAATTCGGCGCCGGCGGATTGTTGAAGAATCTCGAACGGCCGGCCACGAGTGGACTCGACGCTTTGAAGCGGGCCGGAATGCAGTTCCTCTCCGGCGCGGGGACCGAAGCTGGGCAGCAGGCACTGGAGAATCTGCTGATCACTGGCGGCCCTCAGCTGATGGACCCGCAGTATTCACCGCTGAAAGCGGGTGCAATCGGCGGTCTCGTTCAGGGCCCGGTGAGTCTCGGGCTGGACAAGGCTGTAGGCTGGTCGTCTCCTGAGGAGAAGGCACTTGCTGATAAAGTGAACGCACAGGTGGCTCGGGAGCAGGCAGAAGAGAGCGGGCAGCCGATCCCGGCCGCGGCGCCTAAGGCCGAAGGTGGATTGAGTGGGTTGATGGGGAGCCGAGGAAAGAAGGCACCTGTTGAAGGTGAAGTCGAAACTGACATCGGCTCGCCGATGTACACGATCACGCCCGGTACGGCCGAGGCGATGCTCAAGGCCGGCGAGAATTGGAAACCGCCGATCTCGACGCCGGTGGATGGGGCATTTGTGAAGTTGGTCAAGGCTGGTGTAGCTGTTACTCCTGATGAAATTCAGGATATGTATAATGCTTGGGGCGGAAAGGCCGAAGGTGTGGCCGCGGTTGAGCGGATGGCCAATGATATTTACGCGAAGCATCAGCTTATCGGGCCGAGTAAGCCGGTTGATCCGTTGACGCAGATTGGCGAACGGCAGGCGCGGCGCGCGGAGTATAGCACCCAGCGCAAGAAGCTCGGAAGTGAATTGATTGCGTTGCAGGAGGAGTTGCAGAAGGCTCCGCTCGGCACACAGCAAGTTATTCTTGCGAAAATCCGCGAGGTTGAGAACGATCTCCAGACCATCGCGCAGCAAGAGGCTGTGGATCTCGCGGCGCTGCAGCCTGTATTGCCCACGAAGGGGATGAATCAACCGGTTATTGCGGCCGGTGCATTGCCTGGCATTGGAGAGACTGGTATTGGAGTTGGGCCGAAGCCGGCGATCGAATTGCCAGGGCCGATTGGCGAGACTATTGGCGAGAACTACACACTGAATCGCGAGATTGGGCCACAGTTGGCGGCCGAAGGGCCACAGCCGAAGCCTCTTGGCTATGGTCCGAAAGGATTGCCGCCGGCGTCGCCGCTTGGCTATCAGGCACCGAAGGCGTTGCCTTTGCAGGCAGGTGGACCTATTCTCGCGGGCACATCGCCGGCAGGGCCGAAGCTTCTTCCTGCGAAAGCGGGAGAGAGCTCGGCGGATTATGTTCGTCGCGTTGGGTTGGAAGCCATCATGCGAGCCAAGGCCGAAGGTGCCAGGCTTCCGGCCGAGCTCGAGCAGGCACTGCAAGGATATCGCGAACAGCAGGAGGGTGAGCAAGGCTCCCCTTTTGGTGAGACAGTTAGTGATGAAGATGCTGAATTGTCAGAACCGCCAAAAGAATACCATTCTTCATTCGGCCCGAGCAAGGAGACGCTGAAAGCTCTGGCGACCGTACTCCGTGGCCTCGGATTCTCGCCCTCAACAAAGTCTCTCGATCCGTTCTATAAGTTCACCCAATCTGTGACTTCCCGCATGGCTAGCCTGTCTCCGGCCGGCGGCGCGTGGAAGTGGCTGCATAGTGAGCTTGTTCGGGAAGAAACTAAGTTGTTACATGCACTCGCAACGGCAGCCCGGCCGCTCGAACCTTTCTTGAAGTCTGAGAAGGGCAAGGCTTGGGTACAGCGGGCCAGCACCGAGAAGACTTGGGAGAACTATGATGGATTGAGTGATGGTGAAGCGGCCCAAGCACAGGCCGTGGCTGAATACATTACTCAGCTCAACGAAGTCATGCGCTCGCGCGGGATTCGCGTGCAGGAAATCGACGCGAACGGCAAGTTGCAATGGCGGGATAGGAAAGACCTTCCCGGATATTTCCCATGGACGGTCGGCGATCAAGTCTATGATGCGTTCGCCGCGGGAGGTAAGGAGAGCGAGCAATTAAGGGATGACTTCATCGCGGCTTGGGGTGAGACGTTTGGGAAAGGCAGGGAAGCGCAGGCCGAAGCGGCGATGGATAATCTGCTCGGCGTTCGGGGCATGGAGAAAGGACCGGGCGGCGAGCCTTTGTTCGGGCCGGTGAGTTTACCTCACGGAATGACGCTGCCAGAGAGCTGGCGCAGTAAGAATCCAAGCGAGAATCTCAATAGGTATCTCAAACGGCTGGCGAAGCACATGGCTTGGGCCGAGGTTGTGCAGTACAATCCGGTCGGGCGTGTGTTGATGGGCTTGACGAATGATCCGGCCGGCAATGATACTTCGGAAACGGACCCGAAGACTTGGGCCGAGGCGCCGGATATGTGGAAGTACGCCGTGCGCGAAGGCAAGAGGGCACGTGGAGAGTGGGCGAGTACGGCGCCCGAGGTGGCGCCCGATGAGCCGATCAGGAAATTCGGCGACAGCAAACTGCTTACGGCGATGCTCGGCAGTTACAAGCAGGCGTCGATGCCGGCCGCCGTAATGCAGGCTGCGAACTCGGCCGCGAGTGCCGCGATCATGCAGGTTGCCACCGGACTGCGTGACGTGGGAATGAGCGCCGTGCTGTCTGCTCAATACGCCGGGCCGGTGCAGGCGCTGAGGAGCATGTTGGCGAGTATTATCGAGCCGGGGAAGAAGATCGAAGAGGCCAGAGCGGCCGGCGCAATGCCCGGTGATCTGCTGTCTCCGGAGACTGAACTGAATGCGAGGGTGGTGGCGAGGGGATTGATGAAGTTCGCACGTGGAATGCGGAAGATCTCCGGCCGGGAGTTCCTTGACAACCTCGGCCGCACGGTGATCTTCGATGCCGTTAAGTCAGTGATCCTCGAAGGTAAGGGCGATCATTTGGTGAAGGAGTTTGGGCCGGTTAATGCTGATGGATTAACAGCGGAGCAGATCGCCGAGCAGACCGCGGCGCGGATTTCCCACCGGGCGAGTAATGTCGCCGATGCTGGGAGCCTGCCGGAATTCATGCTGCCGCAGTCGCCGATGAGCTGGCCGTTTGCGCTCGCGAGGTGGAGCGTGAGTCAGTACAACAACTTCTCCGAGGACGTTGTGAATCCGGCGCTGAGAAGCAGTGGCAAAGAACAGATGCGGCGATTCGTCACGCTGATGATCGGCAGCGTGGTGGCGGGCAGCGTGATCAATGGACTGCTCGATGACTTGTTCAAGCGCAAGCCCGATTATCTGACGTGGGGTGAGTGGCTGAATGTGTTTGGTGATGACAAGGTAGACAATGCTACGAAGGCGAAGGAATTTGCTTACACGGCCGCGGCGCGGATGCAGGTCATGGGCGCGCTCGGCTGGGTTGGAGATTACCTCATTGCTCCGGCCGCGCGGGAATTGGCCGGCGGCAAGGCGTTCGCGCGGAGCACGGATATTCAATACCCGGCGTGGATTGTGGCGTTGCAGACTGGGGATATCCTTGGGAGTTATTACAACGCGATGAAATCCGGCCGGACTGATGGCTCGGATTTCATGGACCTGCTGCTGGAATTGGTGAAGCTGAACCAGAATGCGAAGATCGCCGGGGCGGGGCTGGAAGCCGCGGGCATGAAAAAGCCGGACGATAAGAAGGCGCTGCGAGATCAGAGTGTGGTGGAAAGGGTGTTTGGGGTTGATACATCCAGCGGACGGCCGGTGGGCCCGGCGGCCGGACAGCGGCCCGCGTTCAAGAGTGATCCGTTTAACTTCACTCATCAGGCGATGAGCGGGGATCTTGAGAATATGCGCGGGTTCTTGACGGAGAGGAGAAAGAGCGGGAACGTGCCGAGTCTGGATACTTGGAGCCAACACAGGAAATACTATAGCGAACTGGAGAGACTGGTAGGGGAGGAGGAAGCGAAGAAGCAGAGGGAGAAGGATAGAACAATGGATCGAGAAGTGCGGCAGAAGAACCGCGAGATCCGAAGACTGAGTAGATAGAAATGAAAGACCCCGGGCTGATGAGGCTCGGGGTCTTTTGTTTAGTTGGCGTACGGCGTTAGATCAGGATGTTTGAATTGAGGGGACTTCACTACCTTGCCATCTTCCTTTCGTTTCACCAGCCACTTGTTACCATCGGCGGGCTCGGCCGTGTAGTGCGTTAGGTCTTCTGGCAATGTGCTCCAGAGCTTAGACATATTCGCGGAATGGACTGCCGCGAAGGCCCGGTGGAAATGTTTGTATCTGTCCAATGCCGTGCATGTGATGCCGTAGCAGGCTTCGGGAAGAGAGACTTGCAGCCGGCGGTGACATACGATGCCCGGCTCTTTGATCAGTTTGATTGACTCGGCAAGCGGGCCGGTGTAATTCTCGTTCGTGAATGGTGTGAGGATCAATGCCCGCTCATAGCCCACGCTGTGCATGGCGCCGGCGGTCACATATAGCAAGTCACAGAATGCATCGAGTTCCTCGACCGGAGTGGCCGCGCCGACGAGTTCGTTGAATTCTTCCTGCATTAGTGTAGCGGCCAGAGTCCGCGCGGAGTAAGAAGAATCCGGCCAGAACTTACACCATGGAAGCTTGAACGCTTTCCAAAATTGCAGAGTGAAGTTGTGGGCATCGGCGAGGATGCTATTGATTACTGGTTTGGGGTGCATAGTAGTGACTGCCATTCGTGTTTATTCGGTTTGAGGTTACAAGCATTTCGAGCAGACCTTCGGCCTCTTGGAAATCCATCTCGGGCAGGAGGAAGGCCATGACTTGGGCGCGAGATCTACCAATAGGGCCGGCGAATGCGATATCGCGGACCAGCCGCTCAGCGATGGGGTAGAGTTGATTCCGGCCGGTCTGATTGACGAGTCGGATCACAGAGGATTCAAGGCGGCGCAGGAGATCGGATGCTTCATCGAAGCGGGCGCAGGGGATTTCGAGGGAGAGTGACTCGGAGAAGTGCATCGCCGCGGCGAGACGTTTCACTTGATCCTTTCGGCGGGCGAAGTAATTAGCGAGTTTACCCTCGGCATATTGTGAGAGATACTCGGCTTCTTTCTCCCACCATGTTTGTAGGTGGGCGGCGGTGGCATCGGTGACGATAATCCGGCCCTTGATTTTACTCAGCTGCTGGAGCCAGAGTTGGAGGGCTTTCTTATGGGCTGTCTGTTCTTCTGTAAGAGGTGGGTAATCAAACACTCGTTGACGAGGTTGACGCTCGTAAGCAATAATGAACCTAGAGAAAAGTCCTTCGCCAAGTAATCCATCAGCCTCAGCTTTTCGGATGAAGTCAACTTGCGTCCCTGCAATAAATCCAAGACAACAATTTTTAAGAGTGTACGATCCGTGGTGTTTGGTGGCATAGGAAAAGGGCTCGCCGTCGTAGAGGTTAAGGAGGAACCTCGCGACATCTTCGGTTTTGTTGCGTTTGAGTAGGGAGGACAATTCTTCTAGCGCGAAGTGATACGCAGTGTATGACGCGGCCGTTTGGGGGCCGGTGATGAAAGCGCGGGCCGGCGACTTCGCGAGGATATCAATGAGTTTCTCGAAGGTGAGGTTATCCGGAAGGAGTTTAAAGAGCTTCTCCTTCTGCATGGTGAATGGATCTTCCCGCTCGGCGCCCTTTTCGTCGGTGTAGTTGAAGACGTGCAGGAGTTTGGTGGCCTCTCTGAGGGCGGTTCCTTTTCCTACTGCTGGAGGACCAACAAAGAGCAGAAACATATTGCAGAACTGTGGGCGCGCAAGGTCACCGTAATACACTCTACGCTCCAATGCAGTCGAAATCGCCCAATACCAAGCAAGATCCAGAAAAATGTCTGGAGACTCCAATGCACTTGTGAAGGCTTTCCATTTTTTGAAGTTGGTCATGCAATAACTTTCATCCCGTTTGGATTTTCCACGGCATCCCACTTCGACCAATTATCTCCAACCGATTTCTCTACGCCGATGGTGCATTGCCAATTATCAATGGGCGAGGTGAAGGTGAAGGTCATGCAGTCGGCGAGGACGGCCGCGGCTTCGAGGATTTCTTCGGCCGGGGCTTCTGCGAGAATGCTGTCATGTACGATATTAAGACAGTTCCATCGTTTGGACTCTTGCTCAATGTGAGCTTGAAATCTTTGAGCCGCAATAATCGTAGCCACTCCGACAGTGGACTGTGGTCCCCAGCTGATACAGGTTCGGCCGACCGCCGTGGTGTACCTTTGGACGCATTTGATTTTCCAGCCGAAGAGGTTTTCGAAGGTTGTAAATTCTTGGGCATGTTTATCGAAGGTGGTTTGAAAGACTTTGACTTCCGGGAAGAGATCGAAATAGGATGATAGCAACCGCTTACATTCGGCGGCCGGAAGGACGACGCGGCCGGCCGTTTCCTTGAGGATGTTTTCTTGGAAGGTTTTCCAGCCCATGCTGTAGTTGCTGCCGTGGACGGTGCGCTTGGCGAGAGCGTATTCTGTTTTCAGAGACTTGCAGTGGGAGACTACTGGTTTATAATGCGGCGATTCGTGGAAGGATTGTGGGGTCAACGCATCAATCTCGGCGCGGGTAAAGAACTTCTCGAAGAGATTAGGGAAAATCTTGACGCAGACAAAGTTATGGACTTTAATCTTTCGGCGGACAAGCTCGCGGAAGTGGCCTTCTGTTACATACAGCGCGACAGCCACGGCCTCGGCTCCTTCGAGATCATTCTGGACGAATCGAAAACCCGGGCGCGGAATGAACAGCCGGCGCATGTGGTCAGAGATATTCTGCCCGTTGGACCCGAAGGCGCCGAGGAACTTCGAGGATGCGAGCCGGCCAGATTTTGTGCCGGCAGGCTTGAAGGATGAGGTGAATATCATCTCGGTGGAAATTGTTTGCCACGCCCGCGATTGAACGAGATCGGATTTGGATGTTTCTTGGACCACTCCGAGGTGATCTTGTAGACGTTCTTTACGGGCAGCTCGGCCGGTTCTGCCGGCGCGGCCGAGGATGTCTTGATGAGCTTTCGGTAGGATTCTCTATGCATAGTGTTTGAATGCGTTAATGATTTTTGTAAGGGCGGAAAGTTCGAGCCACTCAATCGCGGCGCGGGAGACGCCTATGGCATTAGCGACTTCCTGCTGGGTGCGCTGCGGGCGAAGTTCTTGGCGAAGAATGCGGGCCGCTTGGAATCGGTGGATGCGGAGATCGGATGACCGAGACTCTCCGCGGATTGCACGAGAGTGGTAGGAGCGGGGGTTGAGGATGCGGTCGGTGCTCATTATTCAAGATCTTGTTCGCACGATACACGATGACAACGCCACTTACCTGAGATCTGGTTTTGCCAGACCTGCCGATTGTTGCCACACTTGGGGCAGTTTGGGACGGCCAGCATCACAAATGGAATCTCTCTGTACCAATGCCGCGTGGTCCATGATTGTGGATGTTTGGCAGCGTGGGCCATGGCTATTGATTTATCGAAAGTTACGAAGTCGTTATGCTCGATCTGTCCGGAGCCACAATCGATGCCGGTGGTGTGGCCGCATAGATAGGCTGTGAATTTATTTGGGCTAGTCATAAGTCTCGGGCATCGCGGGCGTCGGCCCGGGCTTGGCGTTCGTTGTCATATTCTTCGGAAGCCAACTCTAGAATTGTATCTTCGTCGAATGGTTTATTGCAGTAATCACAAGTGTCTGGATCGATTTCTGCGGGCTCCGCGGGGTAGCAGTGCTCCGGAGGGCCTGAGATTTGGGCCGGGACTGCGGCCGTGACTTTAACTGTGTGCGATGCGGCACAGTAGGGGCAGATGTATTCGATTGATATGGATTTCATTCAAATTTCAAGCGTAATAAAACCAGCGATCTTTGTATTGGCTGCTCGTTCTACATAGCAATCTTATATGCTGAGAATGGCAATCAAAAAATTTCGCCGCAGAGTTCGCAGATTCAAATGATTCGCTGTGAGGATACGTTATTATTTTATTTTTTCTTCGAACGTTTAAGACTTTTGGAATCCATCTGCAATTACTCGGTTCGTAATCTCCATCAGGATTGATCCTGTCTATGGACATTTCATTTGTGTATCCATTATTTATAGCCCAAGTGTTAAAAACCTGCGGATCGTGCCAGCTTGCACATACCTTAATTCCACGTGCTCCATAAAAACGATATGTTTTTGCTCTTTCATTTCTGCAGCGAAATAACATTCCCGCCCAAATCTTATAAATTCTTGTAGAGCAGAATTCATTTTTCTCTTTTTTCTTTCTGCAGTGGATGCAAGAAGAAACACCGTGCAGCCAGTTCACACGAGAAATAAAGTAGCGCCGACCGCAGGTGCAGGTAATCTCATAGTGCCAAGTATTGTAATTTCTACTGTCCTTTTGGCAGCAATAGTTGCCTGTAATGGTTAGTTTATCTTGCTGCGTTCCTTTTTCTGGATGCATCATACGCTGTTATTCAGCAAGAAAAATGCCAGCTAACTGTGCTACTCGTATGCGCGCACAGCTACATACTGCGGCCGAAGTGGAATACCGTCCGCGGAGAGTTCCTCATAGGTGAAGGTCACACGGGCGTTCAGTGGAGGGTTGTTGTAGAGTCGGGCGAGAAGTTCATCGGTCATCCCACTGCCGCCGCCGATCTTTAGGTGCTTGCCGTTGCGCAGCCGAAGCACCATCGAGCCGAGCATATTCTTGCGTTTGCCCTCTCCCATCTCGATGCCGATACAAACACCCTCGTCTGAGAAGATAGCCTTCCGCTTGACCATGTGCGGGTGGGGCAGCTGCTCGGGATAGTTCTCGTAGGCCGGGTCGATGCGGTAGACTACACCTTCGTTACCATTGGCGATAGTCTCGTTGAAGAATCGATCGGCCGATTCGGGGGTGTGGAGGTGTGTCATCACAACATGAATGTACGGAGAATACAATCCGTTCAGCAGTAAGAGACGCTTTGATAGTGGTTGCTCCGATGCTGGGCAATCTGCAATGCAGCAATCGAAGACATTGAAAGTTACATCCGGAATTGGCTCGGCCGAGTTCACCGATAAGGTACCGCAAAGCGTCTGGAAGTCCTGCCCCGGCACAGTAAGCTCACCGCGCAGGAATAGTTTCGTCAGAGAGAGATAGTGTTGGAGAGCTTTGGGAAATCGGGTGAGCAGCCACTGCTTGTTCTGGCGGGTAAAGAGGCCAACACCCGGCCGCCACTCCGCGTAGATTCCATGGTGCTTGACTTGCGTGTAGATCGTGCGGCCGCCGGCCCAAGTTGTAAGCTTTTCGATGGGTGAAGTGCCGGGGAGGTCGCGGAATTTTGTAAGTCTCATTTGCCTAGTTGGTGTGCGATGTAGCAGGCGATGATGACGAGGAAGATCACGAAGATACTGCCGCCGAGCTTGAAGTCGTAGCCGGGCAGATCATTGAGTGGGTCTTTTTTCATAAGGTTTGAAATTTAACGTGGACAATTCCTTCGAGGTTTCTTTGTAAGCGAGGATCAGCGGGATGATTGGGTTGGGCTGCTTGAGCTGGAGTTTCAGAAGGGACTTCTCATCAGTGGCCGGCGCGCCCGAGTCGGTGAGCGACGACGGCTCGTAGGTAAGGTGGGTATAGAAGTAGCCAGCAATCTGCGCGCCGGAGTTCGGGTTAAAGTCGGGGCGGTCGGTGAGAATACGGATGACGCGCTGCAATTGCTCGGCCTTAAGTGTCAATCGGGCGATCTCTTTTGCGTGGGTATCTTCGTCGATGACGATGCCCGTGAATGACATTATCAGGCAGACGTACTGCGAGTCGTTTACTTGGGCGTAGTCGGCCGCGCGGCCCGTGCTCTCTAGCTGCCTAAGAGCAACTTCGCCGGTCCAGTAAACATCATCTGAGTTGTACCGGAGCAGTTGATTAAAGTTCGTCTGTGAAGTATTCGGACAGAAGTTACCTTTGTGATTCTCTGCAGCATCGGTGTATAGGGAAATAGCATGAGCAAGAGACTTGTCCTGAAAGGGGGAATCTCTATGCATGCACAACATAGTGTCGTGGATCTTACGCGGAAAGGGCAGCCGGAAATAATAGTGGAGGATTGACAAGTCGAATGCAAGATTGTGGCCGACCCATCGGATTCGGGGATTGAGAAGCGCTTTGCTAAAACTGCGCCAGAACTTTCCGAGGTCTCGTTGATCGTGAAGCAAAAGATTATCGGGTCCATAGATTGGAACGACGTAGATATACCATGTTTGACGGACGAAGAACCCTAGACCGATGCAGTCTAGCGTGTTGTCCTGCGGCCGCGTCTCGATGTCAAGAGAAAGAAGCAGACCGTCAGGAGCACGGTCAAGAAGATCGCTAACTGCCCGAAGGTCAGGCTTGAGATTAGTGATTCGAGGATTGTGGGGTCGGGCCGGCCGGAAGAGTTTGTTGAAGTCAGTGATTGCCCAGTAGAGGTAGTTAGATCGCCGGGTGACGGAGACATCTTTATCGTTATCGCCGTCGGATTCGTCTGACTCATCATCTCGAAAGTCCCAACAATCGATATGCGAGTAGGTAACGATGGCGGGTACGTTACGAATATGCTTGCGGTACCCTCGATGTTTGTTGATGTTACGGTCATTAAACACCCGCCCGCAGGCGTCGGCACCGAGAACGAGTGCGAAGTCGGTGAGTGGAGGGGCAAGGTAATTTCGGCTCTCGGGAAGGCGGATGTCATAGGTGAGATCGGGGATGAGGTCGAGGGTCCGATGCTTGAACATGTTCCCGGGCGTGCCTGAGAATGGGATCAAGTTGTTCGCCAAGTCGAAGCGAGTGAGAGGCGGATAGTAGATGGTTAGCGAGGGCATATCTTCACCGGAAGAATCTGCCGGCCGAATTCTCGGGCGGCTTCGTGGGATGGTAGGAAGATGTCGAACACTCCGTCGTGTTTTTTAGCAGTGCGGTCGTGGACTATGTACGTGCGCCAGCCGGTGGGATGACGGATCTGGATGCGGGTGCCGAATGGGATCTTTCTAGGCGCGGCGATGGTAACGTACGGAATCGGTTTGGTAGATGCTGCGGTCAGGTTTCCGGCCCGGCCGCAGCACGCGGCGCAGTGGCAGTAGGCAGTAACGACGGCCATGCGTCAAGAGTTGCCGGTGAGTACCGGCAGCGACGGATCGGCCTTGATTTTCTCAAGGATCTTCAAGAGGTAGTCTCGCGACGCGGCCGCGTTCTCGGCCCGGGTGGCGTAGGTTACAATCCGCGTGTCGATGTCATCGGCGAGGTCGGAGATCGCGGATCGCAGCGAGCGGAGTTCATCCGCGGTTTGAAGATGGAGCTCGGCCATCACAGATTCTTGCTGGATGATGAGCTCGATTATTTGGATAGAGATGGGGATCATAGGTCTTTGTGGAGAGGGTGGGAGAGGTCCCATTCGAGGGCGGTGATTTCATCCATAGCCCAATCGTACTTTGAAAGAAAGTATTCCGCAATATCCAGCAGTTCCAGAGTCTCAGTCGGTGTGAGGATCCCTTGGCTCGAACGGCATTTGTCTGCGATTGTAGACAGCGCGAGTCGTGGTGAGCTTGTTAAGGTCGGCCGCGATTTGTTCGAGGGCTGAGGAGATGCTGGCGAGATGGAGGCCGTAGGATTGGAGAAGTTCATTAGTCAACCTCAAGGACTCGTTTAATTCCATCAACTTGGGATTTGAGTTCATTGCGTTCGGTTGTTAGGTTTTTATTTGTAACAAGCAAGTCGTCAATGGCGATGGCCAGTGATAGACTATTGTTTTCGCACTCAATATCGCATCGATCGCAAATATCCTCGACGAATTCGGCCTCTGTGTATTCGCCCGTGCTCATCACGCGGCGGCCATCCATGATCACCTCGATCTCGGGGATGTTGTGCTCGACATCCGGGTCGAGCGATTGAAGTACGGTGATCAGGTCGCGGAGTTTGTTGGTGGGGATTGTGTATTTCATTAGTTTGGTGCGCTTTAGTCTGGTGCGTTTAGATATTCTTCCTCAGACATTGAACGCGAGATGCCATGATACATAATAGCCAAAGCTATAGCTGCTAGGTCTTTGTCTACTCTTGAGAGAGACAAGACAAATATCAAAAAGAAAACGGCCACTGAAATTTTCATAGAAAAGCTTGCGCGTTTATACCATGCGCGCCCCGGTCGTTGTTACTTAGTACGGATTCCCGGCGGGAACAGCAGGATTCGGCGCGCCCGTATCGACCCGCGTCAGCACGTCATTCGGCTGCACGAAGTCGATCTGCCAGCCGCGGCTGAGAGGCTGGCCGGTGGCCGGATTGATCCACGGCCGGCCGGTGCCGTCCTTAACCACGTCTTCCGAAGACTTCAACGAGACGGCGAAGAACAGCGTACCGGCGTCGGCGTCGGTCCAAAACTGTTCGAGATCCACGGAACCATCGGCCTTCTTGTAGCCGAGGCGGTCGAATGCCGAGTAGGAATCCGAGTACTGCTTGGAGATCGGATCGATCGGCAGATACAGCCGGAACTTGCGGCCGGCCACGGAGTACCGCGTCTTATCCGGCGAGGATTCGTCGACGGCGATATCCGGCGCGACGATTTCGCAGGCGATGATCGTCCGCATGTAACCCTTCGGCGCGCGGTCAGTGCGCTCGGAGGTCTTGGTAGCGCGGACGGTGTAGATTCCGTTGGGGACCTTGCCAGTGACGGAGGACTGGACTTCGGGGGCGGTCATTTGGTATGACATAGTTGTGTATGTTTAGTTTTGGTTTTAGGCCACCGGCTGGTTAACACCGGTGGAAATCGTTGCGTACTTCATCATCGACTCGTAGGAGGCGGGGATAGTTTGCTGCTTAATGCCGAGGGTGTTATTACTATCGAAGGTTCGGGTAGGAAGGACATCCCACATATATTGCGTGGGCTTATTCATTTCGGTGATAGTGCGCTGCCGATACATTCCGGTGAATTTGCTGCCGATCTTGTCGGCATACTGGCCGGAGAGGAGAGGCTTAATTCTCCCCGTGGGTGCGCCGGACTCGCCGTACTCGGGCGTCTCATGCATGATGCAGATGAACGTCCCCGGCCACGCCTGCGCGATGGCAAAGAAGTCATTGAGGTAGTCGATCTTAAGCTTCCACAGATGGAAGCCATCGGGCTGGCCGTTCTTGCCGACGGGAATGCCGTCCTGCTGGATCTGCCGGTGGATCGCTTCTTCGAGGGCCGTCATCGAGTCGAGGATTAGGGTCGCGGAGTAGGGGATGCGGTTGGCTACGTCCGCGGTGATGACGTGCTTGCGGAAATAGTTCAGCAGCGCATCCTTGCGGTTGGGAGTGTGGTTTGGGTTCTTCCGAGGGGCGAGCTTGTCGCAGAACTCGGCGTTCCAGAATGGGACAGTTGTGGTGCCGGCCGGTGCTTTGTGGTCGAAGTCGAGGAACACTGGATTCGGGAAAGTCGCGGCCGCGGTGGACTTACCAGTGAATGGGGCGCCGACTAGGAGGATCATGTTTCGCATGCCGCCGTCGGAGGGGAGGGAGCCGGGGATTGTCATAGTTCTTTCAAAAATGAAGGTGCGGTGAGCCACATGATTTTTTCAGATATTACTTTCAGTCGCCCCGCTGCCGCGAGGATGATTGTCATGCTACCCGTAGAAGGACAGCGCTTGTGGAATAGATAGTGGCCGAGTTCCTTGTGGATTTTATATGATAGCTCGATGCTCTCCTTTGTCAGTGCATCAAACTGTTCTTGTTCTTGCGCAGTCATTGTCGTTAAATATTAACAGTTACCTTACTTCCACAACAGGTATTGTCCACAACGTCATATACCAAGAGATCGTCAATCTCTTGCGATCGTTCGCGCCGAAGGTCGCGGTCGCGGAGGTCGCCGCCGTGTTCAATCTGGCCGGCTCTGTATTTTTGCAACACGCCGTCGACCCGCAGCGCGAAGTTCGTGAGGAAGGATTGCAGGTAATCTTCGTCGAGGTTGAGATCGGCGAGGTGATATCGGCCGCGGGCTTGGAATGCAGAGAGGAAGGAGGTGAGGGTTTCTTCCGGCGAGGCGGTAAGCTCGTCGCCGAGTGGGGATTCAATGGGATCAATGTCATTCTCGGGCCGATTCTCTTCGAGATATTCTTGGTCGAGGTCACTCATCTTGATGATTAGGGTTATACGGTTTGCTTCCATACGGCCACGACGAGATCATTTGTGATTCATCATCGGCCAGACAGATCGAGGTGAACGGACACTTCCAACAGGAGTTGTTGAGGATGCCCTCTTTTACGGCGAGTGTGGGATCGGCGTGGATGGCGGCCGCGTAGAGGGCCTTCTCGTTAAAGAGTCTCGCGAAGACTTGAAGCTCGTTGATGTCTACTAGGGCGGGAGGTTGAAGGTAATACTGATTCTTCTCCGCATTGACAAAGCAGTAGCGGAAGCGAATGCGGTGTTCTTTGATGGCGGATTGGAAGTCGGGAGGGAGAGTGGTTAAGTGGTACAGCGCCAGCGTGTAGAAGTGCCGCTGCGAGGAGAGTTTATAAGAGGACAACAGCCAGCCATCGATTGGCTTCGAGGTTGTCTTATAGTCCGTAATGTCGACGAAGCCATCCGGGGACAGGGTGAGTAGGTCGATGGTGCCGGTGCGGGTGGCACAATATGGGTCTTGTCTGGCTTCGTAGTTGTGGTAGGTGTCTTGTTCGAGAGTGTACTCGAAATGTAGTTCGCGCTGATGCCCGGCCGTGAACATTTCCGGATGCTCGTCATAGATTTGCTGGGCGAGCTGCGCGTATTGAAGCGCGAGAGGTTCGGGAATCGAGCGGATCTTTTCATGTAGATTCGCGCGGTTGAACAGGACGGCAGAGGTAATATTCGGACAGGCTTCGGTGCCGACCAGCTGCATCATCTTATGGAACGCGAGGCCGCCCGAGGTGTACTTGTTGCCGCCGGGTGGAGGGAGAAGGCCGTCGACGACCCTGTGCTTGTACTGTTTGGCGCAGGTAAGCCACGGGAGGGATGAGTTGTTGAGGTAGAAAGTGTTAGACATTAAAGCCCTTTTGTTTCAGCAAGGTTTCGATCATTTTCTCTTTGTTCTGGAAGAATCTCTTCTGCACCTTCCGGTCGCCGACCATGATGGTGTTCGTGCGCGGGCCGATATATGGTGCCCGGGCGAGTGGGAAGAGTGGGGTGACTAGAGCGGTCAGCTCGGCGTCGGAGAGGGAGGCGAGGGTTGATGGAGGGGTATCGAGTAGTTGTTCGACGGTCATGGTTTTTCCCTAAGTATCTCCATCAGTTGGGTTGCTGTGATCTCTCTTTGCTCAGGATAGGTAGCTTGAAGATACTCAATATCCAGCCGCCGCTGCCAAATTCTATGCTTAGCTTCTGCCTTATCGGCGACTTGAAGTAGCGCCTCGCCGATGAGTTGCTGAGTCGGATCGCCGCTGGCGATGTGCGAGTGGCCGACTTCACGAAGGGATTCAATTAGGAAGTTCATCGTTGGAGAATGAGGGAGGTTGGTGTGATACCCACGAAGGTTACCTTGGGCATGGCTTGGAGGAACGCTTTCAACGCGGTGACTTGAGGTGGAGTGAGTGAGCAGCCGAAGGACGGGATGTTAACCGGGCCGGTCGTAGTCAACAGCTTGTGCTGAATCGCGCGGTAGACCGATGTGAAGGAGTCGTCTTTCAGGGAGGAGTATTCACTATCGAACTCGACCGTGCGGTCGATCGTCATGGTATTCTTGTCAGTGTGGATGATTGTTTGAAGAGACAATCGGGCATACCGCGCGAGGGATGGATCGTGGGTTTCGGAGATGAACGACCGGCCTTGGAAAAGTTTCGCCCGGGCGGTGTTGATAGAGGACTTGCCGGCGGGGGAAATTCGGAGCGGTTGGCCGGGCGATAGAGCGGCGAGCCGGTGGAGGATGATGATGAACCGCCATGCCGAGGCGGCGGTGGAGTATGGGAGAGGCATTATTTGCAGTGCTCGATTGCTTCGCCGAGCGAGGTGATTGAACGGCCGAGTGTGGCAACGATTTGTTTGAGGTTCTTATTCTCAGCGGAGAGATCTCCGTTCGCGCCGCGCAGCGTGTCGATTGTTATCTCAGAATCTTTCAAGCGTCTGGTTAGATGTTCGAGCGAACAATTCAAGGAAGCTACATGATCAGCCAATTCCTTGACTTCGTTTTGCAGTTCTTTATTGGTGAGTTTCATGGCGGAGGCTAGGATGCAGGAAGCGTGCCAGTAATATAAGGTGAGTGTATTAGACTTTAGCGTTAAAGGCCGATGAGCTTCCGAGTGGCGGCCGCTTGCAAGTAGCGAACGCCGTAGGTTGCTAGGAGATTGGGGTCGGCGATGAAGTCAGCGGGGAGGTTGAGATGGGAGGATATTAGTTTTACATCGTCCGGCCGGGAGATCAATGGAGTGATCTCAAGATGCACGGCCATGAGCCGGCCGAATAGGTCGGCGCGGATATTCGAAGGGGAATTGGTGGCAGCTACTACCCTGGCGGTGAGTTTCTTAACAGTCTTTGGGTCGCCGACTCGGGTGAACTCTTTCTCTTGGAGGACGCGCAGCAAGGAACATTGCTGCGACTCTGGCATGTCACCTATCTCGTCTAGGAATACGGTGCCGAGTCCGGCCGCCTCGAATACGCCGGGCCGATCTTCGGTCGCTCCTGTAAAGCTACCTTGGATGTGGCCGAAGAGGGTGGATGAGAGTAAGGATTCGGGTAGCGCGGCGCAGTTCACCGCGATGAAAGGTTCGGATGGTCTCCAATGTAATGCCCGGGCAAGAAGCTCCTTGCCGTGGCCGCTCGGGCCGGTGATTAGGACGGTCGTGATTTGGGTGAGGCGGGAGATTGCTTTGACTGCGGACTTGATCCGCAGCATCTCCGGATCGGCGGTGATGAACTTGTTGAGATAGCTATCCGTATAACTATCGGCCACAGCCATCGCCGTTGAGAGTGCGATCAGCGTGGATGTAGCGTCCGACCAAGTATCGGGGACATCGGACGGCCGGCCTTGGAGGTGGGGTTGGATGTTCATTCGTCATCATCCTCATCAGTTACATCAATGTGTAGTTGGGAATCATCATTCTCGGCGTCGATCTTAGCCTGCTCCAGCGAGCGGGCGAGGACGTGGACCTTCTTCTTGAAATCAGAAGCGGAGAGTTCGAGGAGGGAGTTAAAGATGTCATCCTTGGTTGAGGATGACAGGCCGGCGCCGAGGGACTGGAGTTTCTTATCCAGACGCGGCGCGACGTGGTTCTCCTCCAATGTGCCGGCGAGCAGGCAGATGTATTGGATCGTGTCGGAGATAGAGTTGCGCCGCGGCGCTCGGCCGAGGGCCTGAACGAACTCCTTGGCGTTGTAGATCGGCGTGTAGCGGCCGATGCGGGGAGCTTGTCTGGAGTCGGAGTGTTCAAACGACAGGCCGGTGCCGCCGCTGGCCATGGTGAAGAAGCAGTAACGCGCTTGGCCAGATTGGAACTTGTCGATCTCCTGCTGGCGGATCTCTTGAGATTGGACGCCGATTAGGCCGAGGGATTTAAGGCGCAGATAACGCGCGTCCTGCGCATCGGTTGAAACGTCGCCGAACAGCAGCCGATCTTCCTGCCAATCGAGCTGCTGCTGGAGGAGCCGCAGAGTCGCGGGCGTTTGATCGGCCGAGCAGGCGAGCTCGATCAGTTCCTGCGCGGTGAGGATTTTCTTGGGCCGAGGGTCGCCGCGGCCTCCCCAAATCACGGAGATTTGTGAGCGCGGGATGTTGTAAGTGTCTTGCAAGTAGAACACCGAGCGAATGATGGTGCCCGTAAACCCGGTGCCGCAGAGCGCGGTGTTGCCCGCGCGGACATCGGCGACCATGTCATCTACCATCAGCTCGGAGCGGCAGGGCTCGATTGATTTTCGGAGTTGGAGTAAAGCGATCCTTTGCATCGCCAAGTCGGATGGAGTATCGCGGCCGAGCTGAGAGATCCGCTCGATGTAGCGGTCGACCGCCGCTTCGACGAACGCGCGGTCGGCCGAGTTGCGGAACTCGTAGAACTTGATGAGATTGACTGCCTTGCACGGCCACTTGATGTAAGGTGGCTCGAATACGATCTCAGACCACGCGGCGAACAAACGCTTGACGGATTCCTTCGACGGCTGAGCGGGGTCTTGAGTGAGCTGCTTCGCGAATGAGATGTTGAAATTATCCCAGTCTATTGTAGTACCTTGGTATTTCACGCCGGCGATGCAGGTAATCACGCGGCCGTCATTCACCTTCTCGGCGATTGTGGCCGACAAAGCGAGGAACTTTGTGTTAAGGATTGGGAAGTCCTTCGCGGCGAGATCGAGGGCTTTAATAGCCTTGGTCCGCTGCGAGTCTTCCCGGGCGAGGCAGTGGCACTCATCTAGGATGATGAGATAGCCCAACGCCATGGGCTTGTAGCGGTAGGCCGTGGATAGCTCGCCGGTGTAGGGATCGGTCACTGTGTATTCATCCAGTAGGCACTGGCGGCCGAAGGAGGATGTTAATGCGGAATAGGGAAGGACAAAGATCGAAGTGTCGAGCAGGTCGCCGAAGCCGCAGTCGATAATGCGTTGTTTCGTCTGATGCACGGCGTTCTTAACTGTGAACCACAGGACTGGCCGAGGCAAGGGGATGGGAAGGGTGTTGAGGATGTTTGAATTGATGATATGCTGAATCACCCCGCAGGCGAGCTGCGTCTTCCCGGCGCCAGTGCCGGCCGGGATCACGGCGAGACGGCCGTTGGAATTGTAGAGGTAGTCGATCACCGCGGCAACTACCGGCTCTTGCTCGCGGAAGAGGGTATATTTGCCAATCTTCCGGCAGGCTGATTGGTCCGCGAGAGTGAGCTTCCGGCGGTTCGTTTGTGTATCGAATGATGCTAGAAGGCGCTGCTCGGTGTTCTTGACATACCGATCGAGCAGCGGCTCGACGAACATGTAGAACTCACCCTTGGTGCCATCGATCTTCTTCTTCCGGCCGTCGTCGGTGAGATTCGGCAGCGGAATGCCATAGGTCTCAAGATCACCCCACGTGGTGAGCCGGCCGGAGGTATAGGCGCCGCGGATCTTGGAGGTTAATTGTAAAGCCGCGTCCTTAGCGCGGGCTAAGACTTTGGGTTCGATTGGCATAGTGCGTTGCGGTAGAGGGAAAGTTCGTGGGAGATTTCTTGCGGGAGTGAAGCTAATTGCAAGACAGTGGGATTATCCGGGCCGCTGATCAGCATTTCGGTGAGCGCTCGGGCATGACGGAAGGGTAGAGACAGGGCTTTGAAGTGGGCAATTAATAGCCGCTCGATCTTCGCCCTGTTAGATTCTTCCTCAGTCTGGAAATACGTCTGGACGACGCCGGCCGTGCGTAGGCGGCGCGTTAAAGATTCATTCCACGCAAGCGATTGCCAGACCTCAGCATGATCGGGCGGGTAGAATTCTACATGGAAATACTTCTCCTCATTATCCGCGTTGCGGATTTGTGCGCCGAGCGCAAAGGGGACGATCTTGACGCGGAATGTCGGATGATCGGCCGGGTGGATAGATTGCGGCCGGATATCACAGAGTTCCTCGAAACCGTAGAGCAGGGAGTACAATTCTTGGACGGTTAGCATAGTGTAGGAAACATAATGCCCCGCACAGTAGAGGATACCATGCGGGGCATTGGAGGGTTTTGTAGGTGGGCGGTAGTTTCCGGTTACATAGGGCCGACAAGCACCCAAGCCGACCGCCGAAGGGCGAGGGTGGAGGATTTAATAGAGGGCCCAAATCATCACGGGCCGACGGCCGGGCCGAGCGCGGAGGCCGACGCGGCGGATCTTCTTGCGGGTAATCAACTGGGCGAGAAGCTGGTTGATCTTCTTGCCGTCGTGGCAGAGAACGGAGAGCGTCGGCGTGGACATCGAGCCGGCGGCCGCGAGGGTAGCGAGGATTTTCGCTGAGGTGCGAGGGGACTTAGGCTCCGGGGCCTTCGAATGGGTGGTGGATTGCATCAGGTGAATTGGCAGAGGCGCGGGTTGAAACGTAAATGTCCCAGCCGATTTCATTGATGTAGGATTCTACTTCACCATTTTCACAGCAGGAATTGACAAAATTATTGTACACTTTCAGTGTGAGTGCCCGTACGACCTCCTCGGAGTTGCCGGTTCGAATTATCTGCCAATCAGGCTCGCCGTTCAACGGCGCGTAGACTACTCCGACATACTTTGGAATATTCATTTGTCAAACTCCCCACCTCCACCCCGCCCGTGTTGCGCGAGCTTTGTTTATTGGGCGGAGGTGGGAAAGTGGAGCGGCCCACAACTGTCTCCCCTGCCAGAATAGGCAAGGATCGCGGAGATTGCAGCCACGGGCCGCTAAATCAACCACCCACTTTGTTTCATGCGGTTAAGAACAAGGCCGGATCGTCCAGCCGGCCGAAGAACCGCGCGCCGGATCTCCCGGCGCAGCATACGTGGGTGGGGAAATCGCTGGTGTTTTCATCGGCCGAGGATCACACCTAACCTCGCCAAGGGCCCCCGCGGAGAGGAGGAACGCAGGGGCGGGCCGAAAGTATCAACCCACCGCTGCCCTCTTAGTTACCTTAAGGGCAGACGTGGAGTGACGGTTACTTCGCGGGGGCGGCCGCAGGAGCCGGGGCGGCTTCCTTCGGCTTGCGGGCCTTCTTCTGCAACTTCCCTTCAATCTGCCCGATCTGGATCTTCAAGGTCGTCAATTTGTTAATGGTCGCGGTGTCGGGCGTCTTTCCGGACTGGAGCAGGGGAAGGACAACATCCATCACCTTCTCCTGATCTCCCCGCAACTGGGCGAGCTTCTCGACCAGCTCATCCTTCGCCGCCGAGACGGATTCGGCGATCGCCGAGATGATGTTGCGGGCGGCGACCGAAGCGTCGAACTTGGTGTCGGTGATGGTACCATCCGGGCCCTTGACGACCGTGTAAGCATCCGCCGTTGCATCGGCGATCAGCTTGTTGAACGTCTTAACAGCCGCCGCGAGCAGCGGGCCGGAGCCAACTGCACTCGCGAGGTTGACGAATCCGGCCGCGTCAATGCTATTGACGGGGAGGGAGAGGAAGCAGGAGCCCTTGCTCTCGCCGCGGGACGACACTCCTTCGACAAAGTCGAAGGTGCGACCGTTGAGGTTGACCGATCGAACAGTCTGCGTCTTGGTTGCCATGGTGAACAGTGGGCGATTAGCGTTTGTGTTGTGTTATTGTGCCTACAATTAGCGCGGCAAACCGTAATCGCCAGTGTAAAAATCCGCGCGGATTGTAGAGAGTATCATGCAGGGGGCGTGCCAGCCGTGCTCGTATCGCGAAGAATACGCGCGATGTCATTCACAAGAATCTTGCGATCTTGCTCCGTGAAATCGGAGACATGAAATGCGTCTTGCGTGACGCCGGTGGCACGAAGATACGCAATGATCAGCCGGGCCGTTGCGTGGTGGGTATCAATCGGGGCCGAGGGCGGCCGAGTTTTGTATGTAACATCCCACCATTCGTCGGTCTCGTCGAAGGGGAAGTCCTGAGAGAGGGATTTAATCAATTGTAGGTTCATACACATTCATCTCCCCCTGAAAGAACGTTAAAGGCGGCGAGATCCATGAGGACGAGATCCTTAGCCACCTCGGCTGCCATTACAATAGAGTTTCGTACGGCAATAGCCTCAGCCGCCGCCATGCCGAGGATGGAGTCTTTTATCGTGGTGTGATGTGAATAGCCGCCGTGGGTGAGATTTACCAACCGGTGATACGACCGGCCGATCCAGTCATTCGGCCGGAGAATGCCTTCGGCGAATGATTGTGGGGAGAACTCGCGCTTGGAATACGCGAGGTCGGCGAGCACGCTTCGCATAGTGTGGAACTCGGCGGCAAAATTGCCGAGAAGCCAATTCACTGAATGCGCGTCATACACCTCGCCGGTATGCAGAAGGGCGAAACGCTTTAGGAAACTCTCGAATGCACCGAGAGAATTCCCGGCGGACAATACCGAACTCTGCATGACAGGCACACCGGCTTGGTCGAAGCCGATGTGCGCATAGAGTATGTTATGCGATAGAATCTGTAGATTGGTCATTTTTCCCTTCTGCGTCCAGTAGAGTCTGGACAAGCGGCCGGATAAGAGACAGCCGCTGATCTTTCATGATCTTTTCCACGTCGCATTCTTCCCATTCAGACTTAAGAAAGAGTTCAGGATCCTCGCAGGATGCGATGGTGATTGTGATGTTTACTTGTTTCATGGGACGATGGGAGTTTCCTGCTCGACAGAACAGGTGTTGACGCAATAATTCGGCTGCCGGAGCCAGACTTCTGCGAAGTCGGCCACCAGCGTGTCAAAGTCCCGGTGGGAGATAACGAGCACGGGCCCGTTGTCGTCGTCGGACCAGAATTCGGTCCGGCGGTTGGGTGACTTGTGGAGGATGAGATGCGCAGTCTTGGTTGTGTGTTCTGTGTTCATTGTGGTTGCCAGATGAAGGACATGTATAGGATCAATCCGCCGAAGAAGAAGAATAAGAACCAAATCGCAACAACGGAGGCGACTTCGGCCCTGTGCTTTGCACTGCGGCAGTCGTCGCAGTTGCAATTCAAAGGGTAGCAGGGGCCGGTTAGGATCTTCTTGAGATATTCAAGCGTTTTTTGCATTGATGGCCTTTCTTTTGATTTCCAAAATGAAGTTAAATTGCCTCATCCGAAAGAACTTATCGGCCGCGGCCTTCTCACCCGCGGTGAGCTGAATTGCCAGCTTAAGCCCGTGCTTTTCGCACGAGCGAATTAATTCCTCGGGTGAGGGCGCGTAGAGAAGAAACGTGTGGCCGTCGGCGCGGCCGTGAGCTAGGAGTTGCATAGTAGGTAATCAAGTCGGCCCGCCGGCTGTTAGGGCCGTGGGCCGAGTTGATGATCTACTTGATCAGGCCGAGCTTGCGGAGATGGGCGACAAGCTCGCGCTTGGTCCACGTATCTCCCATCGGCCGGGGCCGGTGGTCGCCGCGCCATGTTTGGGAGTCGCTGCCGGTGCCGTTCTTGAGACCGCCGAGCCACTTTGTCTTGTTCATGTTATTTGGGGAGAGGCTCTGCACCAATCACGTAGCAGGAAAACCAACGTTCGTCTTGGTGAAGAAATGCGTTGCATTCATACCAGTCCGACAGCGGCTGAGTGTACTTTCGATAGGTAGAGTCGGGCAATCCAGCCACCTTCCGCGTGAGCTGTGCCAGCGCCGAAAGCTCGGCGCCGTTGAGCGTGATCATGTATTGAACCGCTTCGAGTTGTTCAAGTCGTGTTGGGGACTTAGCTGGAGCGGGGATTTCTGAGATTTCCATGTTAGTATTGGTTTACAGTTCGTGCGGATCGGGCCAGACGTTCTTATTGATTCGCGCGGCCATCAGCGCGGACATGCAGGCATTCTTGGTGGCTTCCATCATGGCCTCTTGGAAGCCGGGCGTATCTTTGGTGATTTCGCCCGAGAGAACCTGCTTGCGAAACGCCAGATAACTCTGGCGGCGCTTGGTATATTCTGCAATCGCGTTGTCAAATTCGGTGAGGGTCATAGGCTTTCTGCTCTGCTCCCAGCGTTGTGGGGGCAGAGTAAAAAGCCCCATGAAGGGGCTATGAATTACTGAAAGCCGAAATACTTTTCAACGTAGTGCTTCGCTTCGGCCAAGCCGAAGAACAACTTGCCGTCGGCGTCCTTCGCCGGGACGATATTGCCGGTGATGGTGTCCTCGAACAGCCGGCGAGCGAACTTGATCAACTCGATCTTGTTCGCCGAGGTGATCTTCTCGGGTCCGTTATACGGCGGCGAAGATTCGAAGTCCAAGTCGATGTTCTTGCCGACCAGCTTTTGAAGCCGGTCGCGGGCAAAGCACAAGGTTTCGTGGTGGGTGAGTGTGACTTTCATAGGCTTTCTTCTCTACGCAGTGTGTTAACATCACTGCGCAGAAATGAAAGCCCCGCCCGTGCGATGCGGGCGAGGCCGATTGTGCTGAGCTTGTTGAGTAAGTAGGCCCTTTTAAGAGGTGGGCCGCATGGTTGAGCCTTGGGTTGAGTTAGGCGCCGCGCTGGCTTACAAACCAGCGGGCGGAGATTGGAGAGCAGAGCGCAGAGCGCCGGCGGAGCCGGCAGGAGTGAAAACTACGCGCTTGGCTGGAAAGGATACTTCGCGAGAATCGAAGGATAAATCTCCATGGCTTTGTTAAAGGCCCGCGAGAGATTTTTTGCATCCTCACGGCCGAGCATGATTTCCTCGCCGAGATAGATATACTCAGGATGCCGGGCTTCTATTCTTCGACGGGCTTCTATTGGTGAATCCGCATCGTACAGCGCATAAGCCGGCGGAGAAGAGTTCTTGATGCCGAAGACTAACATAGTGATGGAGGAAGACTGCGATACGAATATGCTCATAGTTTTGCCCAGCGCAAGCGCGGGTTGAAGAAAACAACTCGCAGTCCGGCCGCGCCGGCCCGAGGTTTCCATGCGGCGCCGCTGGCGCCGCTCCGCACTCCGCGCTCTGCACGCTGCACTCCGCGTGCCCGCCTCCGAAAGCCGACCACCCGCGTCCATGTTTCAGGTTGCGCGGGTGGCGTTTGTGCATTCTGGTGGCATTGCCTATCTACTGTGAAGGACCGCGGCCGCGGAGCCAGCGCGTGGACTGGCCTTTACCGACTATCCTCTGCATCACAGTGTAGGTTGCCACTTTCGCGCATTGTGCGCGAGGGGCCGAGTCACGCTCTAGATCAGAGCTATCGGCCGTTGTTCCAACATCGAATGGCTTGCCGTGTTAGCGCAACACAGTAAGCCGAAATTTACCACCCTGAAAGCCGAGGGCCGACCAGCCGACCTAGCCCCGAATCCACCCCGCCTCGCGCCGGGAGGCGTGGGCGGCGAAGAGTGTCTTTTCGCGCTCGCTAGGGAAGCGCGGGAGAGTGCGATGGCCCGCCGGGCGCGGCATATTGAGCATGGACTCTTTGTGCTCGGCCCGCAGAGCTTTGATATTACTCATCCGCCCCCGCTTGGCCTGTGCCCGGGTCGGCGGGCGAAAGGAAGGGAGCGAGCGAAGTTCGCTCTCTCTCTGTATGCTTAACGCATACCTAAGTTGATTTATGGTGTCCATCCATCGGCCCCGTATCGAGCTTAGAGAGCCGAATCGGGGAAATCCCTTGGCGGACGCCCGTTGAGTACGGGGCCGATGGATAAATACCCATAGTCCGTTCGATATAGCCTAGGTGTAGGGGTGACCAAAGATTTCGTGCCCCGTCGCCGATGGGCGCTGTAAAGCGCCAGCAAAGGCTGTCGTCCTAGTTCTATTAGCTGTGCTGTGCACTGGCAAAGACTTGCCTTGCTAATAGGCTGCCCCAGCAATGGTTGTCCCATTGTACTGTTGGAACCCTGCTAGTAATAGGAGGGTGGATTTCTCGCCTCTTACGCTGGCGGATTGCGGCTTAGTCTAAGTAATGGTTGTTAGGCCACCACCGTCCTCAGCTTGCCTATAGGTGCTTTAGTCTGCCCCCGTTTGTTAGACGGGGGCAGCCATTTACTTCGCGGCTTCGACCGGCGCCGGCGCCTTGGCGAAGTCCTTCGACTTAAGCCAATCACTCACGCTCATAGGAAGCGTGATGGCGTCGACCCTAGTGAAGAGTTCGGCCGAGCCGAACAAGTACCAATTCACCCTCGCAGCCAATCCGGCCGGGCTGTCCTTCTTGAATTTCAGCCCGGTCAACTTGCCGCTCGCGTTCACCACAACGTTATCCTTGACATTCTTGGACCGGATGTTGCCATCCTGCTCCCCGCCGGCCTCGGCAATCGCAGTGTTGATTGCCGCGAGAACCTTGTCGCCGTCGACTTCGGCCGGGAGAGATGCCACGAACGCGGGATGCAGCTTGGAGAGTTCGAGACTAATCTTGACCATAACCTTAGACTGCCCCCGGTTGCTGGGCGCCGGACACGCCGGAGTTATCACCCGTTACCGGGGCAGACTGAGGCACCTATAGACCATCCTAACCGCGACACAAATGGGCTTGCTTCTGTTAGGCGTCACGCTTCCGCGCCAGTCTCTGCTTCATGGGTTAGGCTTGCCGGTATCCTCCCGGGCCGGATGTTTCACGGGCCGTCCCGTCATCCAAGTCACCATAGGGCTGCGCACCTTAGGGCCTGTCATGCCATCATCGACTAGCGGGCCGTTCGCTCCTATCCGCTACCTTGCCCGCCGCTATGAAAAGAACTGCCACCATATAGCACCCGCCGGACCATGCGCCGATACGCATATACTCATTCTCAATAACCCCTTCCCATTCAACAACTTGCGCTGATTTCGCCCGCCGGCATCACCTTTCCTACTCCACCAAACTGTAAAGAAATCCGACACTCCGCCGCAAATACCCCGTCATTTTCCTTTACACTCCGCATAACCCCTTCCCTATCAACCTTTTCCACTGTAAACTTTTCCGACACTCACTCTTTTTGCCTTCCTTCCTACCCATTCTCACCCCTTAAATTCCTCCTTCCGAACGACTTATACGGGTTTGGGTTTACGTGTGTGTCTAGTGTAATATATACTACCACATGGAGAAAAGGCTGGCTAGTATAACTCCCAGAGGCATTTACAGCTTATCAGAGCAACTAATACCACGCATTGACTCACTCCTGACTCACTCTTGTCTAACTTTATCGTTAACGCATAACAAGGCACACGGCGCGCAGCCGCCCGCGTCAACGCACGTGCGCGTGCGCGTCTCTTATGCTGCTCTATCGTTCAAGTTAACGATAAAGTTAACGATAACGTGAAGGGGGTGGGGAGGGGTAAAATCGCGAGGACCGTGTCGCACCGAACTTCTCACAAAATTTTCCAATTTTCCAGACCTTATACTAACCTCCCAACATAGCCGCAGTATAAAATTCCACTGAGAAATCATTGGCACGGGTCTTGCAATAGTGTTAACGATAAAGGAATACTATGGGAGTTGATTATTACACCGCGAAGTGGTTGAAGGAGAGTCTAAAAGTCACGGCCGGCCGGAAATTGCTGGCTCTCGGCCGGCAAAATTGGTGGCTCACTCCGGCGGAGTGCAAAAAGTTGAAGCTGAACTACCGGCCGGAATATTCCCGGACGAATTACGCGGATGAATTCTTCCGCGAGCTGGGATTCGAGCACGAAGCTCTGGACATCTCAGACTTCGAGCACGCGGAAATCATTCATGATATGTCACGGCCGGTGCGAGAATCGTTGCATAGCCGCTATGACGTGATTCTCGACCTTGGCACGGCCGAGCATGTGGCCGATCAAAAGACATACTGGGAAAATGTTTCCAACATGCTCACACCATCCGGCCGCGTTTTCGGGATTTCGCCGATTGATGGTCTCTGCGGCCACGGATTGTATCAGATCTCTCCAGAATTCTTCCGAAACATGGGCGGATTCACGGCCCAACTTTGGCGCGTGTCATACGGCCCGATTGTTAAAGTCGTTCCATTAACCTCGCTTCCAAACAAACCATTCCATTGGCGAACTTATTGTCGCTACATCTTGCAGAAAACCGGTCCAGTAACTATGCCCGTGCAGAAAGATAGCATGGTTACAACTACCTATAAAATTCCTCTCGGCCTCGCCAAATTCGTCTTGGCTATCCCAGGTAGCAATGCCATTCGCCGAATGTTCCTATGACAATGTATCCCACATCAGCCTCAGCTATCCAGTCCATCGGATTCGTCGCTGTTATTTTCGCGCTGATCTTCGCCGGCCGCCACTTGCCCGAGCGTCTCATGCGACTCGTATGGTTCGGCTGGGCCCTTTTCTGCCTCGGCTGGTACATTTACTACTACCCGAACTACCAATGATCGAATCACACGTAATGGAATTCTGCGGCAAGATCGCCCGATCCGGCGGCCGCATCATCCTCCTCGGCGACCAGATCCCGGCCTTCGGCTCCGGCTTCGCTTCGGCGAAAGACTGGGCCGCGTCGCTGAATATGAGCTGTTTGTCTATCGACTACGACGGCCGCGCCGATGTAACCGCCGATCTGAACTACCCTCTCCCGGCCGAGCTTTCCGGCACCGCCGATATCGTCTATGACGGCGGCGTTCTTGAACATGTCGCGAACATCGGCGCCGCGTGGATGAGCATTACCAAGATCCTAAAAGTCGGCGGCTGTGTGATCCATTGCAACCCGATCAACTGCTACGGTGAATCCTACTACGGCCTCGACCCAATGGTATTCCGCGACATCTATCAGGCCAACGGATTCTCCGTTCTTTGCAACGAAATCTACAGCCGCACCGGCTGGCGCGTTTGGGCTCATAGTTTCCTGTTAAAGTACTTCCCGCGGAAATTCATTGAAGCCTTCAAACGGCGCTGCAACACGCCGGCCGTGAAAACCGCATTGCTCAAAGATCGCGTGAAAGACATCAAGTTCACGCCGGCCGCCGAGACGAACCAGTGGCAATTCCGGCCTCATCTGGCCCACACTTTCTTCGTTGCATACAAAGCACAAAACGTCCAGACTTGGATCTGGCCGGCCCAATCTTGCTATCCAAAAGTCTAAATGGAAACTCTAATCGACAACCGCCAAGTCGGCGCCCTTCGGCTTGCTGGCTTGAACGACCAGCAGATCTGTTCGGCCCTGGGAATCTCCGAGGAAGAACTCGTGAAATCGGCCGTAGATGCCGTGGTGAAGTCCCAGGGAGGAGATACCGACTACGGACCATTGATGAGTTTCACCGAGGACCAGATCACCATGGCACGGAACCAGATCGCCGCGCTGGCATTGACCGGCGACTCCGACGCTGTGAAGTTGAGAGCATGCAATTTGATCTTGAATCTCCACAGCGTTACAGCCGAAAGTAGATATCGCAATGCTAAAGGTTTGGACAAAGCTGGTGTCACTAACAACATCATGATCGCGGTGAGTGAGGCGCAGAATAAGAAACTTAGGATGGTCCAGGAACTCGATGGAAACTGAGATCCTCACGCCAGACGAGATCGAATCTCGCGAACTCTTCGCCAAGATCATGGCGGAGCAGGCGGCGTTCGCCAACCGCGCGAGTTCCAAGCCGACCAGCCGACCACCCGAAGCCTCCCCGGCCCTCAGCCCCGGCCCCACCCCGCCCGCCCCTCCCAACGGCTTCGATCCCGCATATGGATTGAACGACCTAGTGGATGTCTGGAATCTGATGTTTCCAGAGATGGATTTGTATCAGTGGCAGGCCGAGGAGTTGCTAAGAATGTCAGGTTACATCACCGGCCGGCTCAACGGCCCGCGTCTCCACTTCACCGAACAAGACCCATATCTCGCAACCTACGTCTGCGCCAATGGCTCGGGCAAAGATAAAATCCTGATTTCCACGGCGGCTATCGGCCTCCCCCTTCTCTACCGCGATGTCATCGTAGTAATCACCTCATCCTCCAATGAACAGCTCAAATTCCAAACCGAGAATCACATCACCCGCGGAATCGCCGCCCTCAATGCCCGGCTCTCCCAGCCCGTCTACGAGTCTATCCACTACTATCATCGCTGCGCGGCGCGCGGCGGCGAAATCAAACTGTTTGCCACTGATGAGGCCGGCCGCGCCGAAGGATGGCATCCAATGTCCAAGGGAGGTCGACTCGTAATCATTGTCAACGAAGCCAAGTCCATCACTCCCGAAATCTTCTCCGCCCTCGACCGCTGCCATGGCTATTCCCACTGGCTCGAGATTTCATCGCCCGGTCCTCGGCGCGGGATGTTCTATGAGAACTTCAAACGGGCCGTTAAACACCCTGCCTCCTACTGCTCCAACAAATACTACGCGAGAAAAGTAGATGTCTCGGCCTGCCCGCATGTCTCCATTCAGGCACAAGAGCGCGTAATCGAGAAGCACAAGGAGAATTCGTTCATTGTCCAGACGAGTTTAAGGGCGAACTTCTTCGAGGAAGAAAAGGACGTTGTCATTCCGGCCGGCCTCGTCGATGACTGCGAATCCGTCGAGCCTCAGGGTGAAACCCTCGGCATCGGCCTCGACTGCGCCGCCGGCGGTGATGAAACCTGCTTGGCTGTCAGAAAAGGTAACCGCCTCATCGACCAACTCTACTTCCGCGAGCCCGATGTCGAGAAAGCCTGCGCCTTGATTGATCGCCGGCTCGACCCATTCCGCTTCCTCGAATACTCATTCAACCTCGACGACGGCGGTGTCGGCGCCGGATTCCGCGCCGTGCTCTCGCGCTACGGCTGGTCGGTAATCCCTCGGCATAATCAGTCCGCCGCGTACAAGAAAGACGAGTTCTCCAACCTCGGCGCCGAGATGTGGTGGCATGTCCGCGATCTATTTCAAGCGCGGAAGATCCCTAAGCCCGCTGATGAAACTCTCTATACTCAACTCATTACCCGCCAAAACGATGTCTCCGAAGGACTCGGCAAAAAGAAGCTCGCGTCTAAGAAACGCATTAAGGAACTTGGTGGAGCTTCTCCTGACCGGGCCGATGCATTCGTACTGGCCTACTACTCATATAACCCGGCCATCGTCGAGAAAACCGAGCTGCAGAAGCCAGAGGAATTTACCCTCTACACCCCTGACGCTCTAGTCCGCCACCTTCGGCGCCACCCTAACCTCTTCTCTCCTGAACCCAAACCCACACAAACCGGACGGCCGACTAATCTAATCCTATGAGCGAAAATGTTATTCTACCAACCGAGCGTCTCTACACGGCCGACACAAAGTCGCCCGAGATTCCGTTCGACTTTCAGAAAGAACTCGAAGTCTTCCGCGCCATGCGAACCGACTTCGCAGACGAACTCTATGCGACGAAAATCCGGCGCGAACTTCGGGCGAACAAGAAGAACGTCGCCGAACTCCGCCAGCAGAAGCTCCTGCTGCCGGACGAAACTATCGTCCCTGATCGAACGATCGAGCAGAACTGCCAAGCCGAGCTCGCGCCCTACATCGCCTTCACCGAACAGCCGAATCAAGTCATCTCATTCCACGACCCTGCCAACCCGGGCTTCGACTACAACCCCTACGCTGACTGGATCACCTCATTGTTCCGCTACGAGGACTGGCAGCGGCCGTGGCAGCCGATGCAGGATTGCATGATTCTCCACGGCGCCGGGTTCTTCGAAGTCATCTTCGACGAATCCACGCCCGCGAAGTTCTCATTCGAGTACGTCCGCCGCGACCACCTGATCATTCCGCGAGACACCAAGGATATTCAGGCCTGCTTCCGTCTCGCGCGAATCTATGAAGTAACCAAGCATCAATTGTCTCTTCTCGCCAGCGCCTTCGGCTTCGACCAATCGGTAGTCGCTAAGATCAAAGAGCACTATCGGACGAAAACAGAATTCATCAAGATTTACAAGTACTTCCTCCGCGACGATGACAACTACGTCTACAACGCGTGGTTCGCCGACCCCGACATCGGCGTCGACACTTACCTCCGCGAGCCGATGCCCCATTTCCTCGGCGACTATTCCGAGCCTGCGCCCTCGGCCCTCGGCTTGGGTGCTTCTCAGCCCCAAGAGCCCACGCCGCTCCCTACGACCATCTACCCGATCGTCGACTTTCCCTATCGCACGCAGGAAGACGAAGCTATCCTACTCGTCCAAGGTCAAGCGGCCCTGTCCGTCCACGTGCAAGAAGCCATGACCGGATTACTCTCCTCGACAGTTAACGGCTGCATCCGCGCCTCCGGCATTTACGCCGGCCGTGACCCGGCCCCGGGCACCGACGGCACCGGCAAAGAACTCTTCCCGTTGAAGTCTGGATACGTCCACGATTCCAACATCAATTTCTTTTCCCCTCCATGGCCCAACGCCATCGCGCTTTCGGTCGCCCAAGTCCTATCCGTCCGCAACGCTTCTCAGCAGGGCCAGACCGACTTCGCCGCGATGTCACGGAACGACACAGCCAAGCGGGCCACGGAAATCGTCGCCGCGAAGGAAGAGGCCGATAAGCTCAAGACAGCTCGGCTCTCACTCTACTCCTCCCGCTGCCTACGGGCGTACAAGGTCGCATTCAAGATCATCCTCAACCAGATCAAAATCGGCGGCATCATTCCGCCTCCGAATCTCGATCCTTCCATCCTATTCTCGCCGACCCTCGCCCTCACGATGGCCGCCGATACGCAAGTCGTTAAGCGCGACCAGTACAAGCAAAAGCTCCTCGACCTCTGGCCGGTCGTCCAAACCACGCCGATCGCGCCCGTGTACTTCGAGGCCATGATGATGAATCTCTTCCCCGAAGAATGGCCGCTGTGGAAAACTGCTATGCAGCAGAATCAGCAGGCCCAATCACAAGCCAACGACCCTATGGCTATGATGGCCGACACCATGACAAAGATCTTTCCATCAGTCACCGACCCGGCCGCCAAACAACTCCTCGTCGACACGCTCAACCAAGTCGGCCCGATGCTCCAGCCCGCCCAAAATGGACAACCTGACGCAACACAGAATGTGGCTGGATGATCCAGTCACTGAGTCACTTATCAATCATTTCGACAACCTAATTAAGCGCCTAACCCAACAAGTCTTCTCCATCCGCCGAACCAACCCTTCTCAGCTCCCAGACCTCGTCGCCGAACTTGAACTTGCCACGGCGCTGAGGGAGACTGTAACCTCTGGCAAGTTCCTCAACTAACCATGCCCGAAACACTCACTGGAACTACAACTCCCGGCGACGGCCCAGTCGTTGGCGAACCGCAGACGGCCGAACTGTCCCCGGCCGAACTCGGCCTCAATAACATCGCGCCGGTTGAAATTCCCGAAACTCCACCCGCCGAGGAAACTCCACCGGCGCCAGACGAGAACGACTATGTCGGCGCCGCGCTCAAACGCGGCCGGCCGGCCCGAGAGCTCGATGGCCTCGACGAGAACGAAGCCAAGCTCTTCAAGTCGATGTCGCGGGAAGCTTACGAAAAGCTCTATCCGCTATATAAGAAGATCCGCGGCCACGAAGCTGACATCGACCAGCTCCCTTCGCTCAAGGAAAAGCTCGCGGCCCTTGAGAAAGCTCAGTCAACCAGACCCTCGGCCTTCTACGACCACGAAGATGCCTACCTACTCCAACAGGACTTCCGCGACGCTCTTCGGGAGTCCTCCACCCTCCGCGATGTCGCATCTCACTGGCAGGAACAGCTCATCGCGGCCGAGGAGGGCAAGCCGATCCGCGACTTGATCACCGATGCCAACGGCAACCTCCAACTCGGCCCGCCGATGGAAGCGACGCCGCGGGCTAAGGCTCAGATCCAGTCTCTTCTCATGCAGTCGAACCAAGCTTACGCCGCCCACCAGCAGAAGCTCGACTCGATCAAGTCCGCCCACGCCGAACAGTTCAAGACTTACAAGACCGGCCTGCAAACGGCCTATGATAAGTTCTTCGGCAAGTACAAGGACCAACTCGAGCCACTCGCGAAGAAGGAGCTCGAAGTCTTCCCGGAGTTCGCCCGATCCCGGCCCGAGATTAACCTCCTCGGACACGCGCTCGCGCTGATCCGCCACATTGTGCAGTCCGATAAGGTCAACCAGACCCAAGCCGCGGTCGGCAAGGCCAATTCCAACGGCCAGAAGATCGCCGGCCCGACGATGAAGAACATCACGACCGCGCCGCGAGGTAATCCCGAGCTTACATCGCTCGAAGAGGAAAAGCAGATCCGGCGGCAGTTCGGCTTCTAGATCTACTTTATTCCCCTAACGTTACCGTTAAAGGCTGGCATGGTGTGTGCAACATCATGACCAGCCTCTAACTTTAGCCAAGGGCATGGCAATCGGCCCCATCATCTCGCTAGTGGCCGGGCGGCGGTTTGTGTGTTGACCGAATTCAACTCACGCGAATCTGTTTCACACAATGGCATTTAATTTCGCACAGCAGATTCCGGCCCTTGACCAAGTTCTCTGCAACGTCTGGCCGGAAATTCCGACAAACCAGTACCAGAAGTACGACTTCTATCTCACCAAGGCTGAGCAAGAAGCCCGAAAGGACTGGCAAACGTGGACCAACCTGATCACTGACACCGTTCCGTGGACGCCGAATATGGCTACCACGATGCGGGCCGTGCTGGTCGAGGATGCTCCGATCACCCGCGCCGAAGCCCGGCCGCGATACATCACGTCCGATCCGCTCGAAGACATCTTCATGGTCCGCGAGCGTATCGCCGAAGCTCGCCTCCAGTGGCAGGACTTCACCTCGCCGTACTTCCAGTTCCTTCCGTCCTTCCAGGACTTCATGAAGGGCAACCTGATCCCGACGCGCAAGACGATCGAGCGTCAGATCATGGTGTACGAAGATCTGTTCTACCGCACCTTCGCGTGGGACAACTCGCCGAACGTCTACTTCGCCGGCGCAGGAATCGTTCAGGCCCCCACCGGCCTCGACGCCAACGGCGCTTCGAACAAGACGCAGGCGTGGCTGCAGAATGCCCTCCTTGGTGCGCCGAATAACAACTACCTTACTCTCCAGGAGTTGTTCAACGCCTCCTCGGTGTTCGCTTCGGAAGTCGGCGCCACTCCGTACTCTGGCGACGGCATGCCCGACGGCGACAACAAGATTATCGACCAGAAATACGTTCTTCTCTGCTCGAACGAAGCGTGGATGCAGTTCACTAACGATCCGTTCGTCAAGGAGAACCGGCCGCTGGCCATGAACATCATCAACAGCGCCTTTAAAGGACCGCTGTGGGATACTGTTCTCGGCCGAATCGAGCGCTATCCGATGCGCTACGAGGTCGATGCGAACCAGAAGCCGACGATCACCACGCCGGAAGTCTCCGAACTTAATCCGAACGCGCCAGACTACGGCCGCACCAAGCCGAACCCGGATTACTCCCGCGTCGACAGTTCGCCTATCGAGATCGCGTGGCTCATCGGTGGCAAGAATTACAAGCGGATCAACTCCGGCCCGCCGCCCGAGTTCTTCGCCGGCTCGGCCAGCGATCCTTCGAAGATCGCCGGCATGCAGTGGAACGGACAGGTCTATCCGACCCGCAACTTCCTTATCCCCTGCAAGGACGCCAACGGCAACGTGCAGTACAAGATGAACGACCGCGGTCGGTACATGAAGTTCATGGCCAGCCTAGTCCTCGGCTGTCTCCCGCTGCATACGTTCAACGTCATGCCAATCGTGTTCCGCCGGCGCCGGGGTGTGACGACCACCGCTGTTGCCTAATTTCACCTCAAGAAAGGACAACATAACATGAATCGTATTCTCATCTACGCCGCGTCCCTCTTCCTCTCGTTCTCGGCCCTCGCGCAGAACAAGACGATCACGGCCGCGCTCACCTACGGTACTCCGGCCTCGATTCTCACGGGCGGCAAGTACGAAATCCTCGGCGTCCTGTTCCAAAACTCCGTTGCAACTAACACGGAGCTTAAGTTCTACGACGCCGCGACGGCCACCACGAATGTCGTTCGCGGGGCGTACACTGCGTACTCCTCTTACGCGACGAACTTCTCGACCACGTTCACGAATACGGCCGGCATTGTCGTGACGAATACTTGGGACGGCACTTACCGCGCCTCCAGCTCGGTCGCGGCCGTGACCAACGAGCGTCCGAAGATCCTCGGCCCGTTCGCCGCGCCGGCCTCGGGCATTCTGACCGTGGATTCCCTCGCAGTCTCGCCGAATCTCGGCCTCGTTGCCTTGTCTTCGGCAGCTTCCGGCACGCTGCAGATCACCTATCGCGAAACCAACCCGTAAACTCTCGGGCATGGTGAGCAACTGACATTCGGCCGGTTGATGCAGTCCAAGCAACCGGCCACCTCCTTCAAATGTCATCCACCGACTACGTTCTCCGGGTTCTCTTCGGCCGTCTCGCCCGCTCGTTTAATGTTCTTGCCTCTCAAGTCGCGGCCGGCACTGGCGCTTTTTCTCTTCCAGCATACGACACTGTGGCTATTATGCTTTCCGCGCCTCCGACCGACATTACGGCCTTCGCCCAGTGTACGAATTACCTAACCGGCGACGAAAATCACTCTCTTTGGATGCGCTCGGCCGACGCCACGGCCGATAATGGCTCGGATATCCGCGAATCAACTCACACTGCCGGCGTTTTCTACGAAAGAATTTGGGCCCGCGAACTTGTATGAACAAAATCTTCCTCTCTTGGGCCGCCATCATGGTGGCCTTTTCTGTTTTCGGCCAAGGTGTTGTCCGTCGAGTCAACACTGTGATCGAACTCCAGACGATCGACCCTTCGGCCGTGGATACATCCGGCCGCGTGACGTATGAGGTGCTCGGATACACCTCCACGAATCTCTGGCCGGCGCCGCGTATTGCGCGCTGGGACTCTACCTCGGCCGCGACCATTGATAACGTCAAATACTTCGCCACGGCGACCTCCGGCCGCTGGGTTTTCGATGATGTATCCAATGGAAACGTCGATGTAACGTGGGCTAACGCCATCGGCAATGGCGTGGCGAATGACACGGCGGCTATTCAGCTCGCCGCCTCACTTGTCACGGCCGGTAACGCCCTCACCGCTCCTCCCGGCCGGACGTTTGTCACGACGGATACGATTACGCTGACGAATAACAATGTCACGGTGAATTTTAACGGCTCGACCGTGAAATTCCGTGCTACTTCACGTAAGTCCGCTATTCGAATCGGGCCGGCGCAGCAAGTCATCTCCGGAATGGACTTCGCGCTGACAACTGACACCAACTATTTTACTGGTGTTCCGGCCGGAACGTTTGCGGCTGGTGATATGGTGATGCTGTACAATTCTTTAGAATCTCCGCAAGACTATAATCCTGGTCTTTTCGCGTTCGTCACGGCCGCATCAGGCATCACACTGACGCTCGATCGCTTTCCCGACAACGCATTGCAGATTACCAATGCATTGCGCTTCCCGGCTGTTCCAATTGGATGTGTTATAGAAAATATTAACGTGGATCTATCTGGAGCCACTAACGCTATAGGCATTTCACTCTACGGTAAGTCACACATCGTCCGTGGATGTTCTGTGGTTGGTACCGGCACAACTAATGACCAGAGTTACATTGGAATTGAAATTCGTGGCCAAGGCATTCTTGCCACTGAAAACATTGTTCGCGGAATTCTTGATTCCAACAATTCTTCTGATAGATCAGGCTATGGAATTTTCTTGACGGGGGACAATGTAATCGCAGATAACAATCAAGTCGACGATTGCAAGCATTGTATCTCTACCGCTGAAAGGAAGGCAATTTCTCCAGAAATCAAAGTTATCAACAATAGGATTCGTCAGCGCTTCGACTGGGCAGGACTCACCAACGCATATGGGTCATACCTTTTCACCGGCGCGCTTGATACGCATGCCAATGTTAAGCACATAGAGATCCGTGGAAATGACATCAAAATCGGCGGACGATATGCGCTATCTTTGCGCAATGGCAATTTCGATGTTTTACATAACAACGTAGAGGTTGTGCAGCAAAGTGGACTTCCTTTTACGCAGCACGGTAACGGAATTGCTGAGGCATTTATTACGCGAGGATCATTCATTGGAAATAGATTCAGCTCTCCTTCCAATGTAATTCATTTCTACTTCGACCGAGCAGATTCAGGAATATCTGGAACGCATAGCAATTTGACTTTTATTGGAAACAGTTTTGACAAAGGCATTTTTTCTCTTGAGGACACAAGTCTTCTTAAGACTAATCCTATTGTTGGACTGATTCTCTCAGGAAATGTATTCACGAGAGAAACTGGTACGCCCATTCTATTTACGGGGCCGCTGTATGATACTACAATCAGTGGAAACTCCATCATATATGGCTCTGGCGGTAATGGAATTGGTTTTGCCTTGCCGGGGGATGACACAACGTATCCTGCCAAAGAGATTTACATTGCTGGCAATTCATTTACACGCTTATCTGGCATTGGTTTTGATCTTCGTGTTCTTTCGGGCCCAACTAATGCCATTTATCTAGGGAATAATCGCTTCTATTCAGATCCACCAGCCTCTGGTTTCCTCGGAAACGTGGCAGTCAGTGGAACACCTAAATCATCTGCCTATAAAAATCAGCTGATTGAGGCTAGCGGAAATGAATTGATCTTCAATCCATTGACCATTGGCTCCGAGTCGGCTCGATATCGTATTGGAGCTAGCAAGATGATGATGGGATACGATTCTGGATTCACCTCTTATCGGGCCAATGCGTCTGATATTGCATTTTCAACATGGCTTCCGTCTCACTCATTGAAGTATGATTTTGCGATCCGTGCAGACGGAGCACTGGCATGGTCCGATGGGACGAATGATGCCAAAGCTGTTCTTGGTCCGCGCCGCATGCAGGATCTGACCAACGGAACTATACGCCTTTCTGGAAATCTTGGGCTTTCATCTAATACCATTCCTCCTGTCCCGGAAACTGGAACTGCAACTTTGTGGCTTGCAGACGCTGCCGCTAGTGTTCGAGATTTTCGCATGGTATGGCCAGATGACGTCGGTGGCAAAGTAGCTGGAAAGGTCTGGCATGAATACAATGACGGCTCCGGGAGTGGACTTGACGCTGATTTGTTAGATGGACAACATGGCTCGTATTATCTTAATCGGGCTAGTCACACCGGAACTCAATCCTATACCACGATCACCGGCCTCGGCGATCTTGCGACGGTCTCTGATGCATCAAGCAACAATACATATTACGCCCGAAGGAATTCCACTTGGGCCGCGCTGGCCTCGATGGCGAATGTCGCCGATGCGACGGCCGACGGATCATATTACACCCGGCGGAACAACGGCTGGTCGGCTCTCGGCGGCATGGCGAATATCAATGATGCCGCGGCCGATGGAAACTACTACGCTCGGCAGAACAATTCTTGGGCCGCTGTCCCCACGGCGACCACGCCGACATATTCCACCGGCCTTACAAACTCTGGTACGATAGTCTATGGGAACTATTGGCCCGGTGCGAACATGACTGCTACGACAAATGGCACAAAGATTACTTTTGATGCCATAACTGCGTCGCCCGGAACAAACTCCTACCAAATCTCTGTTGATGGCACGTTAATCACGACGCCGAATTTGCAAGACTCTGTTGGTATTCTGGTCAATTCATCGGGCACAAACATTAATATTACTCTAACCGACCGTGACTTCGGTGATATTACCGTAACGGACTCCGGTGAGACTATGGTGATCGACGCAGGAGTAATCTCCACAAATATGATTGATTCGGCGTTTAAAGCATGGATCGCAGCGCTCACAGCCGGAGGAACAACGAACAGTTACTATTACACGAATAACTTTCGCGTGGATGGAACTATCGTAACGAACCTTAAGACTTCGACGGATATCTCCTTCACTACTGCCTCCTCAGAAGCCACTCCGGCCCTGACTGCGACCACTGTCGTTCCAGGCAGTTACTCTAATGCCACGATCACGGTGGATTCCAAAGGCCGAATCACGGCCGCGAGTGTGACGCCGCAACCTACTATCACATTCCCAGTCTCGTCGCTGGTGGCCGTAGATGGCACTGTGCTCACAAACCTGAACTTCGCCGATGCTTCGATAGTGACCTTCACGGCGGCCGGCACGAATGTCACGGCGGATATTCAGGACAATTCGATTACTACAAATAAGATTGACTCTACTTTCATGTCGGTTCTCAGCGCTTTTCGAGGAAAGGCAACATGGAAGGCCGAGCCAAATACAGTTGGTTCTGAGGTATCTTCATTGACAACCAAAGGAATCGTCTCTACTGTGCTGTTCTCTCAGTCAACGTCCGGCGGCGGATGCACTACGTACGATGAGTACGAAATTCAATTCTCTTCGAATATTGGCACAGACTATACTCCAGTGGTGATTCTTGAGGGATCTAAATCTGGAATCGGCCCAGCTGGTGGCATCGTGCAAAATGGCGACGGCTCATCGTCAATCTCAGGAACCGGCTTCAAAGTCTGGCGTGTGCACGGCGTCGATGAACCCTGCCTGAGTGATGGCTACCGAATCACCATCCTGATCAACAACTACTAGCATCCAACCTGCTTTAACGATAAAGTAATCTATGAAGAAGCTCTTCCTTCTCCTTCTCTTCGCTACTCTCACGGCCCGCGCCGCGACCTACCAAGTCGCACTGCCCGGCGGTGGTACGCTGGTAATCAACGGCCTGCCGTATCTCAACCCACAAATCACCAACTCGGCCTCAGTGGTCTGGACTACGAATGCTAACGGCCTACTGACCCTCGCGGCCACGGCCGTCGGCACCAACGCCTCGATTGTCTTCGTCGAAGGTGCGGCCGTGTCGTCGCCGAACTTCGGCGTGTCGACCGAGATTGATCCGGCCGTGGTCACCACGAACGTTACTTTCTCGATCGTCAATTCGTCTATTACGACGAATAAGATTGATCCGACGTTCTATTCGCTCCTAATGCAAACGGGCGCCGGTGATGTTACGCAAGCTGGCAATAATACATTCACAGGCACCAATCGTTTTAATAACTCGACGACCATCTCCAACCTCGCGATTACCACTGCGAATGTCGGCTCGATGACATTGTCAACGCCAATCGGCGTCACGGCCGTAGGAACCAATGCAGCCGATGCCCGCGGTGCGCTGGGAGTGGCTTACGATACTGATGTTCAAGCCTATCGCCTTGGCCTTCTTCAAGCCGCGCTCGCGCTCACGGCCGATGGGCACATGGTCTACCACAACGGGACGCTCGTGACAAACCTTACGAGCACGGCGGCGGGCCGGGCTCTCCTGACCGCAGCATCCGCCAGCGCCCAGTGGAACAACTACCTATTGGCCGTCGCCAGCACCAACGGCGCATACGACGCCACGAGCTGGGACGGGATCTCTGACCGGCTCGTTACACTCGACCAGTTCAGGGATTTCGCCAACGGTCTGGCGGTTGGATCAAACTCGCTCGTTTCGGTTACAGCACCCCTTTCGCTAACGAATGGCGTCCTGTCAATCGACACCAGCGGACTTGGCGGCGGTGGCGGTGGAATCTCATACCTGTACGCACAGGGTCCATCTTCGTTCACATCGAGAGCCAACTCGACGAACTGGTATCTCGCGCAGTACACGATCAGTTCTAACGACGTGCCGTCGTCCACTGGCAAGTTCCTGATGGGCGACGTGTCGTGCGTAGTGTCCAACGATTCCGGAACCACCGTATCGATCTTCTGGAACGTCGATGTTGGAGGAACGCGCGTTTATCGTGATTCCTACTCGCAGGCCAGTCCGTCGGATCGAGGTCGTCCAATTATCTCGAAATACCTGCTTGTTCGAGAGTCTGATACGACAGCATCGCTGGTGAATCTTGGAGGAAGCACCTCGTTCCTATCACCTGCCGATGGAATGATCGGGCACGTCGGCGGGAACATGATGTCGTTTATGTTCCTCGCCACGAATATCCCGGTCAACTGGTCTAGCAACGTCGCGCTGGATATTGTGCTGACGTGCGATTCTTCGACCTCGACAAACGCAAAACTCGGCGCCAGGCGCGTGCAGGGTTCGCTCATCAAGTTCGTCGAGTCTACCGGCGGCGGAACCGGAAACGTCACCGGGCCGGCGAGCTCGACGAACAACGCCATCGCGCTGTTCGGAAGTACTGGAGGAACCAACATCATAGACTCTGGCGTCCTGCTGTCTGACCTCGCACCCAAGGCCAGCCCCGCGTTGACCGGAGACCCGACGGCCCCGACCGCGGGCGCCGGAGACAAGGACACCAGCATCGCAACTACGGCGTTCGTTGAGAACGTCCGCACGAACCTCGACGCCGGAAACGTCACGTCCGGCACGCTGGCGAGCAACCGTCTCCCGTCGGCAATCTCCCTGACCACGCTCTCGGCCGGAACGCTCACCGCCACGTCGGTCTCCGGAGACGGCAGCGGGTTGACGAACCTGAACGGGTCGAACATCGCGAGCGGGACGGTAGCGGCGGCTAGACTTCCTGTCTCCGGAGTTCCTGCCGGTAGTTACACCAACCCGACGGTGACAATCGACACGTACGGTCGCGTAACGTCGGCTGCGAACGGTGCGGCA